TCAATAGCATCTTCTAATGCCCCAAGGCTCATGGCAACAATCTTCCACTTTTGGCGTTCTTCATCTACATCATCTAATTCTCTAGAAGCCTTAAAGTATTGGCTTGAATATGTCAAGTAGTAGTCATACCATTGCTTAGCAATTTTTTCCCAAAACTCAGCTTTTTCTTCTATTGTCATTTGAGCAATTCTTTGCTCACTTGCTTCTCTCATTTCTTTATGCTTTGTTTCTTTTCTCATTTTATACATTCTTCGCCTCTTTTCTTTCTTGAATTGGATCTACAATTGTATACAGTCCACGATTAACTCTTTTAAAGTATCCTCTATTAGCGTTCATAAAGTTATAAAAAGTTGGTGTAGAAATTTCACAACCCTCAATAATATCTGCTGAAGAAACGGTATCGCCAATATGGGCTTTAATATAGGTTTCAATCGTGGAAGATTTATTACCACGCTTTTTCTTTTCTAGTTTGACATTATCATCAAACCCAAAGAAAGTCCACCATTTGATAGCAAGTTCTTTGTTAATGCCGTAGTACTTTACGATGTCAGCAAGTGACTTGTCATCTCTAACCCCAATAGCAATAGATGCTGCTGCACGATGATCTTCTGGGGAAGAAGATTTAGGGACACTAGCTATTAGTTTTTCTACTTCTAATTGGTTTAGCATTTTTGCTCTTTTCTAGTTTCTTCTCGTATGGTTGATCGGGAGTGCTATAGATATGGAAGTCTACCACGCAATTTTTTAATACGGCGGTTCCAGCGGAATAATTTCCTGTTTCCACCTCATAAGTGCAAGAGACATAGTAGTATTTTTCATCTTGAGAGACTAGATAGCCTACTGCTGAAAGAATACATATTTCGTGTACAGCACCTGGCTCAAACCAGTCATCACCTAGACTATAGTGATCTTCCCAAAAGATTTCAACAAGCGGTGGGATTGGCGGGGCAATCTTTTTCATCGTATCCTCCAAAAGCAGTGAGGCGACCCCTGCACCACAGATAAAGTTTCCTAATACCTACAGCCAAGGATCGCCCCATGCGAACTATTATAGCACTATTTTTTAAATTCGGTCCAAGTTTTATCGCCAATACCAAAATATTGTCTGGCAAAGCCAGACCCAATGATATCTTTATTTAGACAAGCAGTTTTTTCGTCATCAATATCTGAAGACGAATAGATTTCTGCTAATACTCGACCATACTTTTCATTCTTATCAAGTATAGTTTTTACAAATACAACTTCATGATTATGAAACCATTCTTTTGCATATTCTTTTGCTTTAAGACCTAATGCTTTTTCTATTAAATCCTTTGTTCTAGATTCTGGAGTATTTACTCCATATAATCTTACTCTTATTTTATGGTGAATTTCAAAGCCAAGATCAACCATTAGATCCATAGTGTCGCCATCAACAACACTTAAGAATCTTGCTTTGTACCAATAAGGATCAATCACTTTTTGCCTTTTAGATGCCAATCAATATGACCATCAAGTTTTTTGTCAATATCCTTAACGTCTTCTTTAAGAGATACTAGAGCATCAACAACTTTACTGTGGTCGTCACGATTTTCTTTTCTAAACTTTTGAATAATTGTTACAATAACAGTTCCCACCGTTGTGACGATGGCTACAATTATTGATGCGTAGCCAATATCCATCATTCACCAAGAATAATATTTGCAATATCCTTAGGAGCGATGCCTATTGAACCAAATTCTGCAATGTGATCTTCAAGAATCTTAACAAGATCAGCCTTCTTCATGGGGTCCATAGGGATTTCCTTAGTAGGCGTAGGTGTTGAATCAGGTGAATCAGTTGAAGAACCAGTTGCCCCGGCTTTTGGAGCAGGCTTCACTTCTGGGTCAAGTGGGACTTCGTTCATTGCTTTTGACAAGCCTTCAGACTGCATCTGATGCCAGACAGCAGCTGTTTCATGGGACTTAGCCATATTCTCATGCCATGCCTTCATTGAGTCATGGCCTTTCTTGCTAACTTCAGCATTATCATAGGGAAGTTGAATAATCATTTTATCTCCTTGTTAGTAGAGTCTACTCCAAATGGAGAAAGACCCTCTATTATATACCTTAAAAGGTCAAATTTTGTTACATTACTACTTTTTTCATAATCGTCTTCGTATTCTTCAGACATCTCTGAATCATCTACTTGGACAACGCCATCTGGTATGACAGCAAATCTGCACTTCCCTTCATCTTCAACCTGTTGAGCAATAATCTTGCAAACACCGTTGCCTTCATGAAGAACACAGTTAGAACATTTAACACCAATATCTTTAACATCGTTTTCTTCGGGGCTATCATATCCAGCCCAAATTCCATTTTCATCTTCATTAAACTTTCCATACATTCTGGCAATGGCTACAAGAGCATCAGCAAGCATTGCTTCCTCTTCTGCTAAATCTTCAGCTATCTTAACTATCTCAATACCTTTACTCACGGTTCTGTAGCCTCCACCTCTTTTCTTATATTCACGTACAAGCCATGCATTGGCGTAGGCGGATGGATAAACATCAAATTTTGCTTTAGCCTCTGCTTTAACTCTTGCATAAAGCTTTGGGTTGGTAGGAACATTTACTGAAGCTGCTTTTTCTGTAGGAACATTGATAGGCTTCTTGTCTTCTCTTGTTTCAGTAGACTCGGCTCTTCTTTTTCTTCTTACAGCAGACGCAATTTGTTCTGGTGTCATTCTTGCAGCTCTTGCAGCGGGTACGCACTTAGGGTATTTGCCTGTTTTAGCATCATCCCGACCACATGGTTCAAATCCACCACCAGCCTTTGGTCTAGATATATCGACCCATTTTTCTTTAAACCATTCTGTTAACGACTTTAAAATAAATTCAAGTTCATTTTCATCAAAATCTTCATCATCTAATTTTCTAAAGTTGCTGGCTTCACCTGAAGCAAGTCCTTGGTAGAAAGCTTTTTTCTTAGCCTTCTTTTTTTGAGCAAGATTACCTTTGGGGTAAGTGTAGCAAGCGCCTTGCTCCCCCCATTTGTACCCAGGATTACCGTTATTAGAGCAGGATTGTACAGGCATAGTATCAACTATGTTACCACATTATGGATAAATTGTATACAAATTTTCTTGACTCCAGCGTTGTACTGGTATTTTTACATCTCTGTAATACTCAAAAGCTTCTTCCGATGAATAATAGACTTTTGCATACGCTTTTCTTGCGCCTTCATCATAAATAGGACAAATAGGATTAGGATCTAAATACAATGCTTTGTAATGGTATTTATCTTCATAATGAATAGCATTGACAACAGTTAATTTTTGATAACAATATGGGCATTCTTTTTCTGGATAGGGAAAATCAGGTATTACTCTTCCAATAATCATTCTTCATCATCATCCTCGTCATCCTCGTAAATTTCTTGCTGAAGATTCCTGTGAAAATTAAATGTTTTAGTATTAATAATATAATCAATAATTTCGCTGATCTTACTCTCTGCTATTTCAATGCCATCCATTAAGCAATGAAGCTCATCTAGATTCAAAGAGTAATTATCATCTGGAGACACAATGACCATTGCCGGGGCAAAGCCATTTTCAAAAGGAACAGCCTTGATTAGAATATGCAGAGTATTTAAATCCTCTAAATTTTCTCTAGAGCTATACGGAACTATTTTCATTTACTTTTACCACCAAACATTGCTGCACTCATAATAAGTGCATGAAATAAGAAAATTGGTCCAATATAACCAGGATCTGTTTTAAATGATATATGAATACCATATTTAAATAATACAGAAAATAACATTACAAGTAGAATGTAAGATGCTAAATTAATTTTTTTGTTCATATTGACTCTCTTCCATTTGCAACCCATGAAGCATATGTTGCTGGTAATATCATACCAAAAATATTTTCAATCTCTCTAGCATACTCAGCAATCTCGTATTGAGCATTGCTGTCATTTCTGAGACACATAAAGTTCATTAAACTTCTGGCATTAACAGTCCAGATAAACTCTGTGTATTGAGTTACTGGAAGTACACAGCGAGCAAGTTCTTTTGCAATCCCAAGATCAATAAGTTTATAATAAGCTTTATCTGCCTGAAGCACAGTTTCTTGGAAAATAGAGTAGAAAGCATCTTTAACTTCTGGGTCAGTAATTTCTTCAAAAGAGTAAGAACCAGGCTTTCCAACTTGTTTGCGAATCTTATCAGAAGTAGGAGTGTAATAGTCAAGACTTGCAGGTTGATGATATCGCATACTCATTTCATTAAATGAAGACCATCTATGTCTAAACCATTCTCTTGCTACAAAGATTGGACACTTAATATGAAACTTAAAGACTACATGTTCAAATGGTGTAGCATGTTTGTTTTTAACTAAAAAGTTAATTAAACCTTTAGACTTATCATCAAGCACCTGTTCATAGGATACAAAAGAAACCTTAGCAGCATTAACAACGCTTAAGTCATTTCCCATACAATCGAGAAGATCTATCTCACCAGCATTAAGTATTTTTATTGTTTCAAATTCCATGATGAGAACTTTATCATAGATAAAAAATTTTTTTCAGAAATCTTCATTTTTTTTGCATTTTATTCAATTTCATGTGATACCCTCAAATACGCAAGTACGCGTTAATCAAGCAAACTAAGCATATATGTACGCTTAGCGCGCTTAGTATGCTTAGTATAAAAAAGGCTGTATAATTTATTTATGGAAATAATCGCTGTTGCAGAATCAGATGATTGTGGACCATTCGTTATAATGGACTCTGATCTTATTTCAATTATGAAAATGGGCGAGTTCTATTTAGCAGCTACTCGTTGCGCTTATCGCAATACACCAATTACTTGTGAAATTTCTAAAGAACAAGCAGCAGATCTTATTGCTAAGGGTGTACAATGTCTTGATATTGAAAAGCAGAACATAAGTAGTTTAAATGAAGAAAGTTAGCTGGTTTAGCCTCAACAACACAGACTTAAGCGGAGAAAATTGGTTTAGCCAAGGCTACCAAAATGCTGCCGTTAGTTCCATCCTTGCTTTACAAGAGAAGGGTGTTGGTGTTTTCTATAATAGAGAAGAAATACCTTTTCATATTAATTTCTGTCCGCCAATTTATTATCAGATACATAATAACTATAATATTGGTTATACTCCTTGGGAGTCTACAATTGTTCCAGATAGTTGGAAACATAATATGTCGCGATGCTCTGAAATATGGGCTACATCAGAATTTGTTAAAGATATCTATATTAAAAACAATATTCATCCCAACGTTCATGTTATTCCTCACGGCATATCTGATGACTTTGAAATATATGAAAGAGAACTTACAGGTAAATTTAACTTCCTTCATGTAGGTGGAGATTCTAAAAGAAAGAACGCTCAACTTGTTGTTGATGCTTTTTTAGAGTTGTATGAAGGCAACGATGACTTTCAACTAATTCTTAAATACAATAAGTTTTGTTTTGCAGATGTTTATCTTGATGGTCATATTGTGCCAGCCCATAATCATCCTCAAATTATTGGTATTCCAGATAACTTTTCTGTTGATCAACTTGTGCGTTTATATCACAAGTGCCATTGCATGGTTTACCCAACAAGTGGTGAAGGTTTTGGGATGATTCCTTTTGAAGCTATTGCTACAGGACTTCCTACAATCTGCACAAACTTAACAGGGTGTGCAGATTTTGCTAAAATGTCCATCCCGCTCCCAGCAACCTGGGGTAAGTCTGACTTCCATGATCACTTGTACGCCTGTGATGTCGGGGAATGGGCTGTGCCTAATTACGATGAACTACTTGATTTGATGGAACATGTTGTGAGTGAATATGACGATTTTAAAAAATATACGTTGCGTTCAGCAAAAATAATTCACGGTGAGATGTCTTGGTCAAATGTCGCTGATAAGATGCTCTCCCGTTTGACGGAATTTGAAAAAAACTTTTAATTAGCCTAAGCATTTAGTCTTTGCTTGGATCAATTAGATTGATACCATTGAATTTACACATTTTTCTAGGAGGAACGATGACGATATTATCAGAACAATTTATTAATTCTTATGCAGATAAGACACCACCTTGGGGTTTTAATGGTCTTGGCGAAATAGTTTATAAGAGAACATACGCTAGAGACATTGAGTCTTTGGGTCGAAAAGAACTATGGCACGAGACTATTGGCCGATCAATCAATGGTGCTCAATCTATTGGTGCAGGATATACACAAGATGAAGCAGAGCGTCTATTTGATTACATCTTTAATCTTAAAGGGATTTTTGCTGGTCGCTCCCTTTGGCAGTTAGGTACGCCTCTTGTTGAAAAGATGAGTGGTGTGTCTCTAGTTAATTGCTGGATGACAACTATTTCTTGTGTTGATGACTTTAAGTTTTTGATGGATCACCTCATGGTTGGTGGTGGAGTTGGATTCACTGTTGAACGCTCAGTTGTTTATAAGATGCCGAAAGTTAAGCATGTTGAATTTGTTAAGCACGAAAGAACAAACGATGCTGACTTTATTGTTCCAGACTCGCGACAGGGCTGGTCGGCCCTTCTTGGCAAGGTATTGACTAGTTATTTTGAAACTGGAGAATCTTTTACATACAGCACTCTTTTGATTAGAGGCTTTGGCGCTACTTTGAAAACATTTGGTGGAACAGCATCTGGTCCAGAAATTTTAATTGAAGGTATTACTGATATTTGTAATATTCTTGATAAAAGAGTTGGCAAAGATATTCGTTCTGTTGATGCTTTAGATATTGCAAATATTATTGGTAAAATTGTTGTTGCTGGTTCTTCACGTAGATCTGCTCAAATTGCTATTGGTGATCCTGATGACACACTTTTCTTGAGGGCTAAAAACTGGGGTCGTAATGACATTCCAAACTGGCGTGCAAACTCTAATAACTCAATCTTTGCAGATTCCCATGAAGAGATGACAGATGAGTTCTGGAAGGGTTACGATGGGTCTGGAGAGCCTTATGGGTTGATCAACCGCAAACTTATTCGCAAGACAGGTCGTCTTGGTGAAAAAGTAAACGATTCAAAAGTTATTGGCACTAACCCTTGTGGTGAAATTGGTTTGGAAGATGGTGAACCGTGTAACCTTGCTGAAATATTTTTGCCAAATATTGAATCAAAGAAGGAACTTCTTGATTTAAGCAAGCTTCTTTATAAGACACAAAAGGCAATTACTAGTTTGTATTATCCATACAAGAAGAGTCGCGATGTTATTACGAGAAATCGCCGTTTGGGTCAGGGTATTACTGGCTGGCTTCAGTCTACTGAGGAACAGCTTTCTTGGGTTAGTGATTGTTATGTAGAGTTGAAAGAGTTTGATAAGCACTGGTCTGGGGTTTTGGGTATTAATCCATCAATTAAACTTACAACTGTTAAGCCTAGTGGTACATTGAGTCTTCTTGCTGGTGTTACCCCCGGTATTCATCCAGCTTATGCTAAATATTATATTCGTCGTGTAAGAATGGTTAGCAATGATCCTCTTGTGACATATTGTCGTGAAAAGGGTTATAACGTTGTTTATGATATTGGTTTAGATGGTAAAGAAAATCATTCAATGTGCGTGATTGAATTCCCATGTCAAACACCAGATCATGCAACTTTTGCTAATCAACTTACTGCTGTGCAGCAATTAGAATGGGTTGTTAAAGCCCAGTCTGGATGGGCTGATAACAATGTTAGCGTAACTGTTTACTATAAGAAAGATGAACTTACTGATATTAAAGAATGGTTGTCTAAGAATTATACAAATAGAATTAAGTCTGTATCTTTCCTATTGCATAGTGATCATGGCTTTAACCTTGCGCCATATGAAGAGATTACTGAATCTGATTACTTGAAGTTAAGTTCAAAAATTAAAAATAGTGTTTCTTTTACTGACTCTATTAATAATCTTTCAATTGAAAGTTTAGAGTGTGAAGGTGGAGCTTGCCCGATTAAGTAATAAAAAAAATACATAATCTGCAAAAAGCGTACCAACTTGGTACGCTTTTTGTATTTATTGGTGCTTTTTTATTTTAAATGGTGTATGATATGTTAAATGGAAACAAGTATTGTTGATAGCAAAAAGATTTGGGTTCCAGACACTTCATTTGGTGTATGTGTTTGGATGACTCCTGATGGTTTACCTTTAAGTGATGGCGATGGTGTTTTATCAGCTGAAGGTATTATTAACGATCCAAAGATTGAAAAGAGAGTAGCAGAAGCTGCTTTGTACTGGACTGGTAGTGACGCAGGATACCCAGCGTGGATCTCTGGTGCTAGGAAAGTTACTAAATCAGAGTTTGAAGATCAAAGTGCAAGATTGTCTGATGGACTGACACCCGATCCTTACGAAGACGCTTTTAAGCGCCATTTTGGAGTATAAGATGGGAACAACAATGCATATAGATGATCCAGAAGATGGCGTTGAAATAGACGAACTTTCATATGTTCAAGTTCTATCAAAAATGGAAAACAATGATCCATTTACTCAGGTTAAAACTTCTCAACTTTCACCTAAGATGAAAAGAAAGTTTTATAACCTACAAAAAAGACTTACTGGAATGGGTGAGACTGGTGCTAAGTATGTTGACCCAGAAATGCTGGATGGATACTCTCTTTATGATGTTGTTACTCCCCCATATGACCTAGATACACTTGCTGGTCTTTATGATCAAAGTGCTATTCATAACTCGGCTATTAATGCTAGAGCAATGAACACTGTTGGTCTTGGATACGAATTTGTTGAGACCACAAAAGCAAGGCGAAGAATTGAAAAGACTCAAGGTGATGTTGAAAAGCTTTCTAGAGTTAGAAAAGGTCTTCAAGATGAAAAAGAACGTCTTGATGATATTTTTGAAAATTTAAATGATGAAGAAACGTTTTTAGAAACAATGGTTAGAGTATGGCTTGATGTCATGACTGTTGGAAACGGGTATCTTGAAATTGGTAGAAATGTTGATGGCTCAGTTGGCTATATCGGTCATGTTCCAGCAACTCTTGTAAGAGTTAGAAGAAAAAGAGATGGGTACGTTCAAATTGCTAAGAGCAATAAGATTAGTGCTGTCTATTTTAGAAATTTCCAAGATCTTGAAACAGAAGATCCACTTAATTTAGATGCTAACCCAAACGAGTTAATTCATTTTAAAATTTATTCACCGAACAACTCTTATTACGGTATTCCGCCAGCCGTTTCTGCTGCTGCAGCTATCGTTGGTGATAAATACGCAAAAGAATATAATATTGATTACTTTGAAAATAAAGCAATTCCTAGATATGCAATTATCTTAAAGGGTGCAAAGCTTAGTGCAAAATCAAAACAAGAATTAGTTAACTATTTTAGAAATGAAGTCAAAGGCAGAAATCATGGTACTCTTGTTATCCCTATTCCTTCTTCTATCGGTTCTGATGCTGATATCAAATTTGAGAAGCTTGAGGCGGGAATTCAAGATGCGTCATTTGATAAATTCAGAAAATCAAACAGAGATGAAATCCTAGTTGCCAATAGAGTTCCAGCGCCAAAGGTTGGCGTTTATGATAACGCAAACCTTGCTGTGTCTAGAGATGCTGATAAGACATTTAAGACTCAGGTTATTGGTCCAGATCAAGCTGTTATTGAAAAGAAGATTAATAAGATTATTGCTGAGTTTACTGATCTTTTAACTTTGAAGTTTAAGAGGATTGATCTTGTTGATGACGAGATGCAGTCTAGAATTTATGATAGGTATTTGAGAACTGAAATTATTACACCTAATGAGGTCAGAGGTCATCTTGGATATCCAGAAAGATCAGATGGTGATGAGGTTCTTCCTTTCCCCACTAAAATTAAAAAAGAAGGGGCGGGTGCGCCCCCTATGAATTCAAACAATCAGTCGGCTTTCCCCAGAAGAGCATCAGCAGATACAGCCGATGGCGCTGTGGATCCTCGACAGAATGGTGACCAAGCAGAGCGCGGTCAGAATCAAGATAATGGCACAAATACTAGTGCCTAAAAGGAGAAAATAATGAATGGAAGTTTAGTTTATTCAGATACGGCAGTAGTAAGTACTGACGGTGTGCAGAGTCTTAATCATCATACATCTGCAATTTATTTTTGGAATCAAAATAGCAGCACAACAGCGACTGTTGTGTTGAACGGAATATATCAAATAAGTATTCCTCACTCACCAACCAATGGTGCACATATGTACCATTGCATCCCTGGTGATTACACTACATTTCAAATTTCAACCGCCTCATGTACTTTAAGTGTTTATGCAATAGGGTAATTTGTATTTTTAATAAAAATACTGTAACATAGGGGTAATATGGAAAATTTTAATATATCGTTCCCAATTGATTTTATCAAGAGAGAAGAACGTATTGTAGTGGGAATTGCTACAGCAGATAATATTGATAAAGCTGGAGATATTATTGACTTTAATGCATCACTTGTTGCATTTAAAAACTGGTCTGGCAACATTAGAGAGATGCATTCTCCTATTGCTGTAGGTAAAGCTATTAAGTATGAGCCAGTTATTGTTAAAGGCGCTGATGGTGAGTCTTATAATGCTATTCGTGTAGAAGCATATATTTCTAAAGGTGCTCAAGATACTTGGGAAAAAGTTCTTGATGGGACACTTCGTGCTTTTTCAATTGGTGGAAAGATTATCCAAAAAGAGATGGACACTAAAAAAATTTTTAGAGGAAAGCCAGTTAACGTAATTAAAGATTATGAACTTGGTGAACTTAGTTTAGTTGATAATCCTGCTAATCAAGTTGCAGTTATTGATATTGTTAAAATGGATTCTGATGGCAATTATGATTATGTTTTAAAAGTAGATTGTGGTGACATAGATCTTTCTATCCCAGATAGTGTAAAGAAGATTGCTGCAATTGGATTATCACAACGTAGAGAATTTGGTCGTGGTGGAACGAGCGTTGGGCTTGGTTCTGCAAGAAGACTTTCTGCTGGCGGTAATGCTAGTGAACAGTTTGTTAGAAAAGTTGCAAGTTACTTTCCCCGTCATGAAGTGGACAAGCAAGGTAAAGGATGGAGTCCTGGTGAAGATGGCTACCCTTCTAATGGCCGTATTGCTTGGAATCTCTGGGGCGGTGACGCTGGATGGGCTTGGGCTAGATCTAAAGTTGAAACTTTAAATAACTGTACAAAAAAATATGATGAAGATTTTGATATTGAAAAAGACAATTGCTCATGTGGTTGCAGTATTCCTGATAAACTTGTTAAAGAAGGTGAAGTTGCAACAACTAATATGAATTCTGGTCTTAAGAATCCTCAACAGGGCTATGGCGATCCTTCTGCAAAAGTTAAGCCTAAAAAGAAAAAGAGGCCTAGTAAGAAAAAGGAGACCACTATGAATAAGAGTTCTGACAGTCAATTAGATGTAATTGATGAAGTAGAAGAAGATTGGAATGAAGTAAAAGATATTGTTACAGCATTAGCTGATATGCTTGATAGTTCAGCCCCTATTGATGACATCAAAGAATTTGTAGATGAAGAAGATACAAATATTACTAAAATGCAAGCAGATATCTTGCAAAATGATGTACAATATGATACGATCTTAAACATGGAAGAACAAGACTACAATAAACTTTCTCTTTTGAAAAGGTTTGTTAACTGGGTTGTTCAAGATGTAAAAGAAACAACTTCAACAGAATCTAAAGTTGAAGTAACTGAGAACACATTGGAGGAAGAAATGGATATTGAAATCCTTAAGGATGCTCTTAGTGCTGTGGTTGACGAGAAACTGGCTAACTTCGCTACTTCAATTAAAGAAGAAGTTGAAGCAACTGTTCAAGAAAAAATCGACAGCATTGCAAAGAGTTTTGAAGTTCAGGCAACTGAAATTCAAGGAAAGTTAGAAGCAGCAGAGAAGTCTTTGGCTGACCAAGAAGAAAAGGTCAATACAATCGCAACATCTGGTGCAATTAAGAAAAGTGTTGACCCTGAAGATGACGCTGATGAAGAGGAACTTGTTAAGTCCGTATCTACTTCTGTTTGGAACAACGTTTATTTACCCCAAGGCTTAATTAGCGCACTTGGTTATCAGTCATAATTAGGAGGAATAATACTATGGCAACTCAACAAGAAATTTTAAGTAAGGCAGATGAAGTCACTACTAGCGTGGTTAATAACGATAGTGGTGGTTTGATGAAGCCAGCGCAGTCAAATCGTTTTATTGACTTCGTGATTGATCAATCAGTGCTCATGCAGAACTCAAGAGTGGTTCGCATGCGTACCCCGCAAATGGAAATTGATAAGACTTCCGTTGGCACTCGTTTGCTTGCAAAGGCAACTGAGGCAACCGACACAGCTGCAAATGCTGCTGTCACATTCACCAAGGTCTCTTTGAGCACCGTCAAGCTTCGTCTTGACTGGGCGCTCAGCACTGAGTCTTTGGAAGATAACATTGAAGGACCATCATTGGAAGATCATATCGCTCAGATCATGGCACGTCAAACTGCTAATGACATGGATGATTTGTTCATCAATGGTAACACCTCTTCTAGCAACTCTCTTCTCAAGGCTCTTAATGGCTTTGTGAAGTTGGCTACAACTTCTGGTCGCGTAGTTGATGAGGCTGGGAACAACGTTTCACGTTCAACATATGACCGTGTTCTTCGTAACCTGCCAAGCAAGTACTTGCAGCGTCGTAATGAACTAAAGTTCTTCTCTGGTTCAGGCGTTGTTCAGGACTCAATCTATAGTTTGGGTAACCCCAACTCGGCTACTCTTGCTACTGCTGGCGCTCCATCACCTGGTTCACTCGTTGGTGATATGGCATTCCTGCAAGGCTCAATGCGTGCAAATGGTGGTCCTGGTGCTACTGGTCTTGCTCCATTCGGTATTCCGTTGGTTGAAGTTCCTTTGATGCCTGAAGCTGTTACTGGTGACTACTCTGGTGCTGCTGGTTCACACGGCTATTTGGAACTCACGTTCCCGAACAACCGTGTTATCGGTATCCACCGCGACATCACCGTGTACCGTCAGTTCAAGCCAAAGACTGACACCATTGAGTACACACAGTACATGAGAGTTGCATCCAATATTGAGAATGCTGACTCGTATGTAATCGCAAAGAATGTCAAGCTTCGTACTCTCTAATACCTTAGGGCGTTATAGTTACAATTAAAACGTTCGGCATTGAACCCCAGTGAAAACTGGGGTTCTTTGCTTTGTATTGAATAGAATATGTGGTACAATTTTATACTATGACTGATAATGTTATTAAATCAACAGACACAAACGCTAAGTCAACTGATGAAAAATCAGTTGTAAAGAAAGCTGCTGCTCCTAAAAAAGCTGCTGCTCCTAAGATTACAAAAGAAAAAAACGATAGAGATTTTGATATTGCAGTAGCACAGCCCGGATATAAGTTTATTTACTTTTCTTCTGGCTATGGTTATGCAACACCTAGTGGATATCAGTTTTCACAAGAGCAAAGAATTCATCAGATTCCAGTTGAGGAAGCAGATCATCTTTTAACACTAGATAATTTTAGACTTCCTGATCAGTTGGAACTTGAAGAACTTGCTAAGGAGAGTTAATAATGGCGGGTTCCGCATCTAATTATTTGGAAAATAAGTTAATTGACCATTCGCTTGGTACTACAACGTTTACTAAGCCAACAACTGTTTATGCTGCACTTTATACTGTAGCCCCTTCTGATTCTTCGGCTGGAACAGAAGTCACTGGTGGTTCTTATGCGCGTCAAGCTATCACGTTTAGTGCTGCATCTTCTGGTTCAACAAGTAATGACACTAATGTTGATTTCAATACGATGCCAGCGGTGACTGTTGTTTCTGTAGCTGTTCTTGACGCTTCTACATCGGGTAATATGCTGTACCACGGTACTCTAACAACTAACCGTACTGTTTTGGCTGGTGACTCAATTAGAATTGCGTCTGGCGCTTTGGTGATCAGCCTCGACTAATATGGAAAGACGAGAATTTTTAGGCAATGTAGTTTCAACTACTTTATCTGCTAGTCTTAGCAATACTGCTACTTCTATTAGTTTGACTGATGGTTCTACTTTCCCAACGGGTTCTTCAAATAATTTTGTTATTGTTATTGATCGTGGCCTTGTCACTGAAGAAAAGATTCTTATTGCTTCGCGATCAGCGAATACTTTAACTGTTTCTAGCAGGGGATATGATGGAATTGTTGCTGTTGCTCATAGCAATAATGCAACTGTTGATCATATTCTTGATGCGACTAGTATTCAGGATATGAATACTACAACTTATGATACTCAAGTTCTTTTATGGGTGGGGATATAAATGGCTTCTTTAACACCGAAAACTCTTTTTGTAGGAAATACTAGTGCTGCTAATGTTTATACTGCTAATAGTACCTCTGGTAATTATACTATTGTAAAAAATATTAGTATCTGTAATGCTAATAATAGTACTGCTAAAACAGTTACTATTCACATAATTGCACCAGCTGGCTCTGCTGCGGAAAATAATATTTATATAAGTTCTTTATCTATTCCGTCTAGCAATGTTGTTCAGATAGACACTAACCTTATTCTAAGTAATGGATACTCAATCTATATGAGTCATACTGGTAATGTTACTACTACAATTAGTGGTGTGGAATATTTGGGGTAGTAAATGATTAAATATCTTACTTCCAACCTCTTAGGTCCAGAAGGTCCACAAGGCCCAGAAGGCCTTCCTGGTATGAATGGGGCACCTGGCGCAAATGGCGATACTGGACCACAAGGTCTTGGTTATGTTATTGGCACACCAGGAACCGCAGGACAAGACCCTGAATCTGGTGATTGGAGTTTCCAAACCAGTAGTGTTGGAGCATTTGCGTCTGGCGATTATGTACGGGTGGAAGAGGATTCAAGTAATTACATACTTGGTACTTGTTACGCTATTTCTTTATTTTCTGGTTCTTACTACATGACTGTTACCCCTGATGTAACTGTTGGGACACCAGACTTTGACCCATCTTTTAGTGTCCACCTAGCAGGTAAAACAGGTCCTACAGGCGCAACAGGTCCTGTTGCTGGTGATGCGTATCAGGTCGTTTACAAAGATAGTTCAAACAATCCCGCAGGCAGTGTAAACCTACAATATGACACCTCAACTGGTCTTGTATTAGAAGGAGACCTAAGAGTTGATGGGGCTGGGATAAGTTCCACAACATTAAAAGTTGATGCTACTAACCATCGTGTGGGTATTGGCAAATACGATCCCGGAACAGCATTAGATGTAAATGGAACTGTTACTGCTACAAATTTCACTGGAAGCCCCCTTGATGGAACAACCACAACTGCTGCTAGTGGTGTCGGTTATATGGGTCTGCCTCAAAATGCTAGTTTGACTAGTAATATAGCAGTTGTTGCTTCTGATGCTGGAAAACACATTTATTCTACTGCAACTCGTACAGCAACTATTCCTGCTAATTCTAATGTTGCTATGCCTATTGGTACAACTATTGTTTTTGTTGCTGGTTCGGGTGCAACAGTAACTATTGCGATTACATCTGACACTATGTATCTTGCTGGTCCTGGAACAACAGGTTCTAGAACTCTTGCCCCATTTGGTATGGCTACTGCTGTTAAGATTGCTTCAACAACATGGATTATTAGCGGGAACGGCTTGACCTAATGACTTGTGCACTTGCTGGCTTAATTGGGAGCATGAAAGGTGCCGTTGCTTTCTCTGCTACTGGTGGTACTACTACGGATAGTGGTGGTTATCGTTACCATACTTTTAATGCTTCGGGCAACTTTGTTGTTACTGGTAGCAAGAGTATGGACATTCTTGTTGTAGGCGGTGGAGGTTCAGGTGCTGGTGGAAATAGTGACCAATTTGATGGGTATGGCATCATAGGTGGCGGTGGCGGACAAGTCGCTGATGGAGGCAGTCCTATATACAGTACAGGTGGTACTGGTGGTACTACTGGTGGAGGAAACGGTGGATACTATAATGGTTCCACTAACCCTGACGCTATTGCTGGAACAGTAAACACTGGTGGCGGTGGCGGTGGACAAAACATTACGAGTGTAACAGGTGGTGGCGCAGGCGGTTCAGGCGTAGTTATTGTGAGGTATCTACTATGAGTCACTTTGCCGAATTAGATGAAAACAATGTTGTTGTCCGTGTACTTGTCGGAGACAACAATATGCCTAATGAAGGCTACGATTGGTTTGTAGAAACTCTTGGTGGTCGTTGGGTGCAAACAAGTTACAACGGCAACTTCCGTAAGAACTATGCTGGTATTGGATACACATACGATGAAAGCCGTGATGCTTTTATACCAATTAAACCCGCCGAGGGTGAATATACTCTGGATGAAGATACTTGTAGATGGGTTAAACAAGAATTATAATTGCTACTAGGCTGTAATTCGGGTATTATTAAATGAGGTGTAATTATGGCTGCTGAAAGAAATATTATTATCTATCAAGGAGATACCTATATGCATGAGGTTAGACTCCGTAATAGTGCTAATGCAAATATTAATATATCTACTAGGTCTTATACAGGTCAAGTTCGGAAAACTAAGACTTCCGACACCGTTGTTGCTACTTTCACAACACAAATAACAGATGGTCCTAATGGGGTTATGCAATTCTCTTTGCTGCCAAATGTAAGTTCCAATATTAGAAGTGGTGTGTATTATTACGATCTTCAAGAGACTAATAATACTATTGTCACTACTTTAATAGCAGGAAAAGCATCAGTCCAAGGAGAGGTTACGCGTGCCGGGTGATCTAACAACTCTCTTATTATCTACAGATACCAGTATTGTTACTGTTTCTTCTAATGAAGTTACTGTTGTGCAATTAATGTCAAATAATAGTCAAACTAGTGACATTACGGTTTTGAATACAAGCTCTGCTACAATTACAGTACCAACAACTATAAGTTTTTCTGACAGTATCCCCTTAGAGTTAGCAAATGTGGGTAGTAGTGGAAGTTCTCTTTTAGCTGCTAGGTCAGACCATATTCATCCATCTACAGGGATGACTATGAATGGAGGAAATTATTAATGGCTAATACAATTAGAATCAAAAGAAGGGCTACAGGAGTTGCTGGTGCACCTTCTTCATTAAAAAATGCTGAACTGGCGTTTAATGAAGTAGATAGCGTTCTTTATTATGGATTTGGAACGGATGTTAGCGGTAATGCTAATACTGTTATTTCTATTGGCGGAGATGGCGCTTTTATCACTCTTTCTGGTGTCCAGACTATTTCTGGTAATAAGACTTTTTCTGGTCTTGTAAGTCTTGGATCAAATGCTACTGCTACAACAAAAACTGCTAACAATAACTCTAACGCTGTTGCTACTACTGCTTATGTAGATAGCGCCGTATCTGGTATTACTATCAGCAGTGAAACTATCCAAGATATTGTTGGCGCTCAACTCGTAACTAACGGTTCTCATACTGGTATTTCTGCTGCTTACGATGACGCTGGCGATGGCGCTGTGGATCTTTCTTTGACAACCACTGGCGTATCTGCTGGGTCACACGGAAATGCAACGCATAGTGCTTCTTTTACAGTCGATGCTTATGGTCGTGTAACTGCTGCTTCCAATAGCGCTATCAGTATTGCTTCTACTGGTGTATCTGATTTTGATGAGGCAGCTCAAGATGCTGCTGCTGCTTTGTTTACTAATGGTACTCATAGTGGTATTGGTGCTACTTATGATGATGCTAATGCTAAGTTAAATCTTGATGTTGCTGACTTCACTATCACTTTGGGCGGAGATTTAACTGGTAATGTTACCATTACTAATCTTGGTAGTGCAACTCTTACTGCAACTGTTGCTGCTAACTCTGTTGCTCTAGGAACGGATACTACTGGTGATTATGTTGGTTCTATTTCTGCTGGTACTGGAATTACTTTATCTAATACTGGTGTTGAGGGCGGTACTTTTACAGTAACAAATGCTGGTGTTACTGGATTAACTGGTACAACTAATGAAGTTGAAGTTAGTGGTTCTACTGGTTCTGTAACTATTGGCTTACCTAGTGATGTTACTATTACAAGTAATTTGTCTATTGGTGGTAGTGCTACAATTACTGGTGACTTAACTGTTAATGGAACAACTACAACTATTAGCAGCACAACTATTACTGTTGACGATAAAAATATTGAACTTGGTTCAGTTGCAACTCCAACAAATACAACCGCTGATGGTGGTGGTATTACTCTTAAGGGAGCGACAGACAAAACATTTAACTGGGTGAATGCTACTGGTTGCTGGACTTCTTCAGAAAGTCTAAACCTTGTTACTAGTAAGTCTTACCAAATTGCTGGTACAACAATTCTTGACGCAACAACCCTTGGCACAGGAGTTATTAACTCTAGCCTAACATCGCTTGGCACTGTGACTACTGGTACATGGAGCGCAACCGCTATTGCTTTGAACAAGGGTGGTACTGGCGCAACTGATGCTGCTGGAGCTCGTAGTGCTCTTGGTTTAGTAATCGGCACAGATGTTCAGGCTTATGATGCTGAACTTACTGCTCTCGCTGGTCTAACTAGTGCTGCTGATGCTCTACCTTATTTCACTGGCTCTGGTACTGCTTCTGTAACTACTCTGTCATCGTTCATGAGAACTTTACTTGATGACTCTGATGCTGCTACTGCTAGAACAACTTTAGGCCTTGGAACAATTTCTACTCAAAATTCAAACAATGTGACTATCACTGGTGGTAGTATTAGTGGTATCACCCTTGATACGACTACGGTTGATGGTGGAACTTTCTAAGAGGTTTAAATGGCTAATACCATAAAAATTAAAAATAGTGGTACGTCTGCTAATGTCCCTGCAGCTGCTTCTTTGGAATATGGCGAACTTGCTTTAAATTATGCTGATGGAAAACTATATTTTAAAACTGGTACTTCTACTGTAGATTTTTTTGCTACTGCTGATGGTGGTGCTATTACTCTTGGTACTGATACTACGGGTAATTATGTTTCTAATGTTGCTGCTGGAACTGGAATATCTGTATCTCACACTCCTGCTGAGGGGTCAACTGCAACAGTTTCTGTTGATGCATCTTATAATAGGCTTGTTCCTACTGGCTCAATTACCGCTTGGGGCGGTTCGTCTGATTCTCCGCCATCAGGGTTTTTGACTTGTGATGGCACAACTGTTTCACGCACAACTTATGCTGCTTTATACGCTGTAATTGGCGATCGTTACGGGGCAGGTGACGGTTCAACTACTTTTACTTTGCCAAACTTTGCAAGTGGATTGTTGCCGTTTTCTACAACAACATTGAACGCAAGTCCTGGAACTGGCACTAGACAGACTCAGACCGTTAGTAGTGCTAATACTTCCTCAACGGGGCATACACACACGCTAAACAGCACGTCAATAACGGCAAATACTGGCAACCAGTCAGCTGACCATACGCATGGACAAGTTGCGGTGAACACAGGCAACGTATCTGCTGACCATACGCATAGTGGTAACACGGGTACTGAATCGGCAAACCACTCACACTCATATTTTAAGCCTAACTCTGGTGCAAACTCAAACACAGGGAATATAAACGCAAACCACGCTCATGGCTTCACAACTGGTGGTATTAGCGCAAACCATTTCCACACTACAAATGCTTCGACTACGAATGGAATGAGTGTGAGTCACAGCCATTCAATGACGCATACTCATACGGCTGCCACTGTTGCTACTACGAACGCTGACACAGCACACTTGCATACGTTTACAGGCACATATGTTGTGTATATAATTAAAACATGAGGATAAAATGAAATTACAAGACGCAATTAATCGGTATGGAGCGCCAGGTTTTTTTTATCGTAAGCCCGGTGTTAACGACAATAAAGGCGTATTTAGTTTTACGCAGCTTGTCAACGCTAAAGGAAAATTTGAAGGCAGAAAAGTAGCAGAGGCTGAAAGATGTGATCGCAAGACAGCAATTGGCCCAACAGGTTTCCATGAATGGAATGAAGAATTAAAAATTTGTACTTGTGGTAGGACTGAACAACCATACTTGTTGACTGGTCATCATCACGTTAGATTTGATAATATAACAGCACTATTTCCCGTTATGGAGTTTTTACCGTACAGTATTTTAATGTATATGGAACTTGAAGATTTGGCTGATGAAGTGTCAACAATTGAGGACTTTCATACTGAACATGCTAGAACTTTGCAGGAATTGTTAAAGCTAATTTTGGAATGGGATTTTGCGTATGTTGAATTAGGCAATCGAGAACATGTTGCTGAAGTGTGCCATGGCATTGTTTCTGTGTGGGATATGCCAACTCAGTGTGTTGAATGGTTAATGAATGAAATGCCAGCAGAGAAGGTTGGCAGATTTTTGATGGGGTTTACTGATGCGAGAGTAAGACCAACAGAACCTATCCCTGATATTCCTGATTTTTTGAGCGAATGGATGTATGAAAAAATTGCTTTGTGTCGCTCAATTGGTGAATATAAATGACCAACTTTAATACATTTCATAAAGAGATCGGTGTATCTGATGATACAGGTATTTTCGGTGTATGTAGAGCTGAAATAGTTCTAGGAAAAACTGGTCGTTGCGATACTAATAGAATGGGCCCTGTTGGCAATCACCTTTGGATTGAATCTGAAAACAAATGTGATTGCGGGAAGACAGAGCCGTTAGACGTAATTACAAATGATCATTATGTAACTGTTGACATGATTTATTCATCCTATCCAGTTATTGCTGCCGTTCCATATGGGTTTGTAAGGCATATTGAATTAAACACACCTGAACAAGAAGATAAATTATTACGAGAACCACATAATTTACGTACATATCAGGAGTTATTGAGATATTTAGTTGAATGGGCTTGGGCGTATGATTTGGGATCAAGAGAAGCAACCGCTAGAGTTTGTTATGGTATGTTATCTGTAATGGATATGCCATCCGTAGTGTACGATTGGGTTATTAATGAAGTACCTTTTGGTAGATTAGGGCGATTTTTGTCAGGTAACACTGATGCTGCAGCTAGAACAACTGATACAATACCACCACTGACTACTGAAGCCCAGGAATGGTTGGAAAAGTTAATAAATTATTCTATAGACTACGAGACAGGTGAAATATGAAAGTTGATATTCGGTATTTGACAGAGAAAAAAGATATGATCGCCGTTTATGACGGTTTGATTGACCCTGCGGTATGTGACCGTTTAATCACTGAATTAAGACCAATCTGGGACAATGTTTCTTGGGATGGTGAGACAGGTGGTGGATTGGATCAGGCCATGAAGTCAAGTCGAGATTGTGCTCTATCTGTTCAAAAAATAGGTAAAGGCAATTGGAATGACAAGTTTGAAATTATTGAACGGCAAATTGTTGAAGGCTTAACCTCAGCAGTCGCTTGGTATCAAGCAGAGTTCCAGGATTTGCACGAATTGGCATCAATTAATGATACGGGATTTCAGTTACAGCAATATCCGCAATATCATGGCTTTTACCGTCAGCATGTTGATAGCATACCTGCTCATTGGTCATCTAATCGGGTATTGGGTTGCGTTGTATATTTGAATACCGTTGAAGTTGGTGGGGAAACAGAGTTCCCAATACACAAAGCTGCTGTTAACCCTGTTGCTGGGCGAATTGTTTTATTCCCAGCAACATTCACGCACCCGCATGTTGGTCGCCCAGCTCTTTCTGATGATAAATGGATAATTAGTACTTTCATGGTCAATATGGTGACTAATGATGAAAGTCCTAGTGTTGATATACAAGATGCTTTTAATAATAAATTTGATGAGCATCTTCATAATAATGAAGATGAATTAAGTCACTCACATGATGATACTGCTTATGTTGATGACTTTTAAGATTAACTTTTAAACTATATAAATAATCAACTCTAATCTATAATAGATAAGGAGTTGATTAGATGTTTAATTTAACTAGAAAAATTTTAAGATTCCTGCCAACAACTTTGGCTGTCATGTCCTTCCTGCCAACACAGGCAGGGGCTTCTGGGCGAGAAGTTATTACTCAGCCAACAGATTTCTTTTTTTCGTATCTAGAGCCAACTCAATTTTTGGCACAAACATATCAATCTGATATACTTCCGTCAGATCCTCAACTCTGGTTGTATAACGCCGACACTGGTCAAGAGATTGCTTCAAATGACGATTATCTTGGACTTCAGTCTAAAATTGATTTACAATTACCTGCTGGTAATTATCGTTTAAGGGCTGCTACTTGCTGTGGTGACCCTAATGCTTGGCGTGATGGTATTCAATGGAATATTCGTTACGAATTGTCATTCAATGGGTTACAAAGTAATACAACTACAATAACAGGAGGTCCAATTGAAGAAACTACTACTACTGACGTTGCTACCACTAGCACTACTAGCACTACTCCCTCTACTACTATTCCTGACACTACAACATCCAGCAGTACTACCGTACAGACCACTGAGCCAGAAATAGAAACTACTACTTCAACAACTACGGAAACACCAACGACATCAACTACGGAAGCCTTATTTATTGAGCCTGAGACCACCGTAGAATTGCCTGAGACCACTTTTACAGTAATTACTGAACCAGAAGAAGTTCTTGTACCAGAAGAAGAAATAACAACCCCTGAAACAACCATTGAAATACCTGTAGATGAACCTGTGGATATCCCTGTGGATACAATTGTTGATGAACCAACAGACAACCAAGATCTAGTAAATGACATTACTGATGAGAACCTAACAGCAGAAGAAATTGCTTCTGTAGTAGATGAGGCTCTAGGTAATGCCGAGTCAGAAGAAGAGTTGCTGAATATAGCGTCTGACTTGCTTGACTCAGATCTTAGCCAAGAACAGTTTGATGCTGTTATTGAATCAATATTTGACCAGCCATTATCAGATGATGGGTTTGCTGAATTAGTAGATCAGGTCTTTGATGAGGAATTATCGGATGAAGAATTTATATCTGTCATTGGTGCAATTTTAGATAACCCATTATCCGAAGAAGCCTTCAATAGCCTTATTGATGTATTGGGTAGCGATACAGTTACAGACGATCAAGTCCAAGAAGCAGTTGACTCAATTATTGAAAACGGCATTGATGAAACTCAAGCGTTGAGCATTTCAACAAGTGCTGAAGTCCTAAGCTCTATCACAGGCGATCAGGCATCAGAAGTTTTTGCTGAAGTTACTGTCGGTGATTTGACTGATGAGCAGGGTCAAGAAATTGTTGATGCTGTCCAAGGTGCCCCAGAAGAAGTTAGATCTTCTTTTGAGGCAGAAATAAATGTTTTTGATGGGGCTTTTGACAATTATGCCCCAATCGGTTCAGAGATATCTGTAGCCGAAAGAAGAGTTGTTGTTGCAGTTGGCGCAGTATTAGCGTCAGCTATGCCATTACCTCAGTCTGCTAAGGCTGAATCCAGCAATGGAAGGAGAGTAAAGTGAAAAATATTATTAAAAAATTAGTTAGTGAAAGCCATTCTTTGGCTTGGACAATTGCTGGAACAGCACTAGTCCTCATCACTCTTTCTGGTGATGTTAAAAAATATGGAATTTACATTAGCGTTATTGCGCTATCAGTTCATCTATTCGGTGTTCTTGTAAAGAAGGAGGAAAAGTAATATGAATAAAATTCAAACTATCGCCCAAAGAATAGGAGCAGTATTTATTGTTTCATCTTTGCCAATCATTGGTGGTGCTTCTATGCTAGGGGAGATCCCCGTATGGAAGGCAGCTCTTCTTGCTGGGTTCACAGCCTGTTCTGAAGTATTTATTAAACTAGCAAGGGCTTCTCTTGATGGCCAATTGACTATTGAAGAAATTAATGAAGCTTTTACTGGAGTCGAGGTCAAAAAGTAATAAAATTTGGTTTGATATCAATAAACAAGGTATAATTTATAAATAGGAGAACGATAAAATATGAGTCAATACCCTTACATAAAGCTAGTTGTTCCAACTGCTCTTAAGCAATATAAGAATGGACAGTTAGCCCCTACTGTTTTAGCGAAAGTTAAGACTGGTGGACAGATGTATGCGCCTGTCGCTGCACAATTTAATAAGATGTACGATGCAGCTTTGGCTGCGGGTTTTAAGTTAAAGAACGTTGGAGATTACAGATCTTTTGAAGGTCAACTTTCAATGTTTATGGATCGCTATGTTACTACTGATACTGGAACGGGTGTTACTCGTAAGTATGAAGGTAAGACTTGGTGGTTGAAGAAGGGTAAAGCTCCTTCAGCTGCCCCCGATCCAACTGGTCTTAAGGGTTCTAATCATGGCTGGGGTCTTGCTATTGATCTTGGTTACGATGTTAATGGAAAACTTACTTCAATGGGTGGGAAGTGCTTTGAGTGGATGTGTGCTAATGCTCCCAAGTATGGCTTCTACCTTCAGGGATCAGATTCCTCTTCTAAAGAATTTGAAGCATGGCACTGGCAGTACTGTCTAGGCGACGCTTCTCCAGATGGCTCTGTACAAGCGCCAGCAGAGGCTCTGAAGCCTTCTGGTGGGGCTGTAGAGGCTGGTCCTATGCATTTTGGTTACCCCGGATCTCCTGTTGGGCTTGGCTCAAAAGGTGCGCCAGCTATGTTAGTCCAATCAATCATTGGTGCTAAGGCTGATGGCGATTTCGGTCCTAAGTCTGTCGCTGCGCTTAAGGCATGGCAGACAGCAAATGGCTTGACTGCTGATGGTTCAGTTGGTCCTGTCACTTGGAAAAAAATGTTTGGCTAATGGATGCTGAACTTAGAAATAAGACATGTGATTGCGGATGTGATTGCATTGAGCACTGCGATTGTGGATGCGAAGAATGTGACTGTTGAGGTTTAAATGGATAATGTAAAAATAAATACAAGTAAAACTTTAACTCTTACACTTCCATCTGATCCAACGTCTAATGTTGTTACCGTAAATGTTAATCACGATTTTGGTGATTCTGTTGTTTCAAACGTAGCAGCTACTCGCACTAGCGCCGGGGTTTACACTGTGACTCTAGGTCAGCAAAATAGCGGTATATATAGACTTAACTCTGCTGGTATTCACGATGTTCAGTTTACTTACGCAATGTCTGGGCAAACGTATACTCAATCTCAGTATATTAATGTTTACACACCATACCTAGATTCGGATACGTTCTTTGATTCTCATCCTGATTTGATTGATACTTTTGAGGATGTTTTTGATTCTTATGAACTTAAAGTAAGAAATATTATTAATACTTATTGTGGTCAAAGCTTTGAGCATTTCCCTGATAAGTCTTTTATTGTTGATGGTAATAATCATAAAAATCTTCATTTGCCTTTGCCTATTTCTGAATTAAAAAAGGTTACTTTTAACTATGGAGATGTAGATGCAGAGGTTATTCACGATTATTCAAATTCTGGTTTGCTCAACTTAGAGAAAGTTCGTCAATCTGGCAATTTTAATTCTTCATATTATATTCGTTTTAAACCTAGTGTTATTCAAACTAATATGTCTAGAATTATGGGTGTTAAGTTTAAAGATAGTTCTGATTATAAAGTTGAGGGTGATTTTGGTTGGAAGTATGTTCCATTAAATGTCCAGCAGGCTGCTGAATTATTGATTAATGATCTTATGAATGATGACTCTGAGTACAGAAGGCATGGTATTTCTAGTATCAGTATGGATACTACATCTTTCACTATGAGTCCTAACTTCTATGAGAGCACAGGCAATATTGAAGCAGATGTTCTTTTGATGGATTATATGTTATTTATTATGGATTATATTGTCTGATGGCTTATGGTACTTTTTTAAAATTTCATCATAAAATTGACATCTACAGCAAAACTACTCAAATAAACGCTGCTGGTCAAAGATCTGTTACTTTTGAGTTCTCTGAAACTATCCCTGTTTTTGCCCAGCAGTCTTCATCTGAAAGTTTGAATAACCCTTATGTTGCTAACTTTGAGCAAATGGATTTATTTGTGCCAAAACAATATCTTGATAAAATATCTTATTCAATTAGATTAAAAGATTTAAAAGATAGATATAATAATATAATTGATGAATCATATTTTGAAATAATAGCGATTCAAAAGAAAATGCAGTTTAGTGGTAAAGTGCATCATATAACTATTGGCGCTAAGAAGGTTGTGGAAAATGATTAGTGTACAAATTCCTACAACTACTTTTACTAATATTGCTAGATTAGAGAAAAAAATTATTACTATGCCAAATAAAATTGCTTCTATTAATGACAAAGCAACAATGCGTGCTGGTGGTTATGTTTTATATAATATAAGAAAAAGAGGCAAGCCTGGTCGTTTTATTGAAGTTTATGTTGAAAAGTATGGCAAGGCTGGTGCAAGACTTAAAATTAAAGCAGAGATGGGTCGTGGTGGTTTTCGTTCAGCTGGTGGTTTTAAAAGAGCTTTCAATGGGGCGATTGCTACTAGTATTTTTATGAAGGCAGAGTCAGGTAAAATTGGGCGTAGGGCTTTTACAATAAAGAAGAGACTTCCTCAGCGAGGGGCAACTACAAGTCGTTATATGATTTCCCATACTAGCGGTCGATGGAAGAAAGGTCAAAAACTTCTTGGCCCATTAAGAATTCCTCAGCTTAATCCTTTTCATTTTAGTGCTAAATCTGGCATGCCTAGAATTACTATACAGGCTAAGGCAAAAAAGATTCTTATTGAAGAACTTACAAAGTCTTATTCTAGGATTAAATTGGTGTAATCATGGCAGTCATTAGTGTTTACGATATTAACTCTTTTATTAAGAATGATGCAACTATTACTTCTATTGCTGGTAGTACAATTGACATATTCCCAACAATTGGTTATGGGAATGCTAGTCCGCCATTTATAGTTTATTACTATACTCCAGTTATACCAGATGTTGAGTCATTTTGGTATCGGAGAGATTCTGTCCTGTATTCTATTTACGACACAGATGTGGACAGGGTATTGAATCTGGGGGAAAGAATTATTGAGTTGCTTGGTAAAGGCGATCAGATATCCCAGTCTAATGGTGTAGCAGGTACAAATTGTAGGATTCTTTCTACAGAACTTACTGATACATCTTTAGAAGCCCCTGCTGAAAGGGATGGATGGTACCAAATGACTTTGGAATTTGTTATTCATCATGTGAAAAGATAATATGGTATGATATAGGAATGGACTACGTTACAATCACATATATCGGGAAAAATTCTGGCTACATAGCGAAAGTTGATTCTAGAATATATGAGTTTGAATGGAACAAAGGTTTAGGTATTGGTCGGAAAACAGGTTCTGTTAAACCCGAACATGCCCAAAAGATTGCCAAATGGCGAGACAAACGAGGCAAAAGAATTTTTGTCTGTGAATAGGAGGAAGTAATATGCCCGGTGCAAATACAGTTACTACGGCCAACATTGTTGTTGGTGAAGCAGAAGTAAAAATTGGTGCGTCAAACACCACAATGACAAACAGCGACTTTGATTCGCTAACTTCGGTTGGCGGTACTCAAGGTGGAGTTGAAATTTCATGGGAACCAGATATGGTTGACATTGAAGTTGATCAGTACGGAGATGCTGCTAAGGTTATTCAGTCAAAGGTTAAGGTAATGGTCAAGACGACTCTTGCTGAAGCTACTTTGAACAACCTTGCTCTAGCATGGAGCTACGACAATGCTGCTGGTGGAGCAGACGTTATTTCTAACAATGACGGTGCTAACACTAAGACATTCTTGTTCGGTGTTCAGAACGTGTATCCTTACGAAAAGGCTATCCAGATTCTTGGAAACGCTGTCGGTTCAGATGCTGCAACCACTAAGACACGTAAGTTTAACACTAAGCGAGCCATTTCAATGGAATCGTCAACAATTAGCATGAAGAGAGCAGAGGCAACAGTTTTTGCTGTTTCTTTTAGAATTCTTCCTGTTAGTTCTGACGTAGGATATGAATACGGCAAAATTATTGACCAAACGTGAAATAATTAAATTTTTAGAAAGCAACGGCCTCAAGTGTGGTAAAATATACTTGAGGCTTTTGCCTTTTACAACAAGGAGTTTATTTTGAACAAAGATATACGTAATGGCGCTGAGATTCTTTTTGCTGATGGCAAGAAGAGAATTATCAAGCCTTTGACAATTCGTCAACTAAGAAAATTTATGAAAGTTGCAAACAACATGAAGCCTGGTGAAGATGGTCAAATGTCTGATGAAGATATTGATCGTATGGTTGAATCTGCTTCTATTGCTTTGATGGCAACAGATCCAGAACTAGCTGCTGATGCAGAAGCTTTAGAGGACATTTTGGACTTGCGTTCATACGGTGACCTTATGACTGCTGCTATGGGTAACGACCCAAACTCATAAGCAGTAAAGGTGATGATGCCGAGGCTATCCCTTGGGATGAGTTGCCTTTACTGAAATATGAAGCAGAAGTTTTTGTGCAGACAGGTGCATGGAAAAGTATTCTAGAGTTAGAAGAAAGTATAACTCTGGAAGAACTTTTTATTTTATATAGAGCTTGCAGTAACGAGTTCACTAAACAAATCAAAATTAGTTCTATGGCTTGGGGTGGAGAGGTTGACTTTGATGATGATTGGTATGATCCAGCTCCGATAGAGCCTCCAAAAACTCTTGCTGCTTCGGACTTTAGATTCCTTCCGATTGGTCTTGGCTATGAAGGATAAGTTTTGCTTTTATGTTGTTTTAATGACATAATTATAGTTGGTATTATACATGACTAACCCTAATGACATAATTATCAACCTCCAAGTTAACGGCATTAATCAACTACATGCGTTGAGTGCTGGTCTTAGAAATATCAATGCTACGATGCAGGGCGCAACTGCTGGTGCCAGTCGTCTTGATGCTACTCAAAAAGGCTTGAATCAAGCGTTGGGTGGTGGGATTGCTGGATCCCAAAAGCATGCTAAGTCTCTTAAGGAACTTGTACAAAACCAGTCTGCTCTCGGTAACGAGATGAGAAGAACTACTTCAGACATGAAGATGCTTACAAGGAATCAAGCATCTGTCGGTGTAACAAGTCAGAAGATGATTAGCGGTTTAAAGTCTTATTCTTCAACATTAAAAAGTGTTAAAGCAAAAGTTTTAGTTTCTGATTTAAAATCTCTTTCTTCTCAAATGGTTTTGACTGGAAAGAATGCTCAGTGGACTGGCAGGCAGTTGATGACTGGTTTGACGCTACCCATATTGGCTTTTGGGCGGATAGCTTTAGGTAGTTTTGCTGCTGTTGACAAAGAACTTACTAAACTTGATAAACTTCTTGAAAACGCTTCAATGACGGCTGATCGTGCCTTTATTAAGATGAGCGTTAGTGGTAAAAATGCTATGGAGCGTTTGGCGAATGCCGACCCCTTGCAAAAGAAACAGGCTGAAGAGCAGGTTGAAAGATTTAAATCTATGGAGGATGCTTTTACTTCTTTGGCACAAAAATTTGGTGATAACAAGTCTTTAGTTATCAGTTTAGGTGTTGACTTTGCTCAGTTGGGTTTGTCTTCAAAAGAGGCTCTTAGTTCTTTAACGGAATCTGTTTTAATGGCGGAACAGCTCGGAGATGTAGATATAGCTCAATCAAAAGATTTAATACAAACTATTTATTTCCAGGCAACCAAGGCTCTAGATAATAATGCTAGGGCGCATGATGATGTGAAAGATGCTGTTCAAAGAGAGACTTCTGCTTTAAATATTGTTAATGGAACTCTTGCTAGATTCAACTTGATTGAAAACACTACTGTTTTATCATTAAATGATATTGCTAAAGCCTTACCTGAGGCTGGTGCTGCTGCTACACAGTTTGGTCTTTCAATGTCTGAAGCAATGGGGTTGCTGGCACCTATGAAGGCTGCTGGTTTTGATACTGCTTCTTCTGCTAACGCTATTAAAGTTTCTTTGCAAAGATTGACCGATCCAACTGAGGAAAGTAAGACAATGTATGAAGAACTTACTAAGGTTATGGGATTTGATTTTAAGCAAGCTGCCAGTATTGGTATTAACTCTCTTGACTATTTGTCACAGGCTTTTACGAAAGTCAGAGAATCAGGCGCTGGTGTTGAAGGCGCGATGGAGTTTATGACTCAACTATTTGTGCTTAGGCAAGGGCCTCGTATGGCGGAGTCTATTGCTGACATTGCTGAGTTCAATACTGAGTTGACAAGAATTTCAGAAAATGGTCTTGTTGTTGATAAATCTTTAAAAGATATGGTGGATGCTGCTAATAAGTTACGTAAAGAAGGTTCAGCAGCCCCTCTGCTTAAAAGTTATAGTGATTTTGGTAACCTTGCAAGAATTTCAAGCATGCATATTAGTGATGATCTTTCTAAAAATGTTATTGAATTAATTGAAGACGGTAAGACTGTGGTAAAAACTATTACTCAGGCGGATGTTGATAATGCTGCCCAGATGAGAGCTGCTGTAGGTGAATTAGTTTTAGACAGAAGAGCTGCTGGTGAAGACTTAATTGTCGGTGTGCGAAGTCAGGTTGGTAGAGTCATGGTTGCTCAACTTGTTGGAGTTGAAGATGCTGCTAAATTAGCCGAACAGGAAGTTGACATTGCATTGAAGTCCGTTAGCGCATCTACTTCAAGAATTAGAGTCAATTTTCAATTAATTGCTTCCGAATTAATTAAAGGTTTTAAACCAGTTATTCAATTCATTGATAAAGCAATGTATAGTCTTGCTAATGCATTTCGTAATATGAGTGGTGGTACAAAAACTGCGATCGCTGTAATTATTGCTGGTATTGCTGCTCTGGGTCCTTTAATCTATGCTTTCAATCTGGCTAAAGTTGCTGTTGGAACTTTGATGGGAGCCTTTTTTAAACTTCTGCCTTCGGTTTCAATGTTGAATGCTCAAGTTTTGGCAATGAATCCTGCTTTAATGCGTTTAACAAAACCTGTGGTAATGGTGGGGTCTTCGTTCCAGACTGCTGCTACACGTTCGCAGATGTTTATAGCGAGACTTGCTTCAATGCGTGGTCCTGTCGGCATAATGGCTAATAGGTTTGGTATATTGACGGGCGCTTTACAGAAGGTGTCCACTGCTTCTGCTGAGGCAGAAGCTGCGACTAAAGCTCTTAGTAGTGTTTCTGGTGCTAGTGGGGCAGTCGCTGGCGGTAATGTTGTGAGTATACTTCGTCAGGGTAGCCGTTTGCAGGGGCCTCCTGCCCCTGTTACTAACGCTCCAGTGGGGGCGGTTGGTCAAAGAATGTTTGATAGGCATAAGAACATGGGTGGTTCTTTTACTAAAACTGGAAAAATGAAACCTTTTGTTCCAAATCGGGGGCAGGGAGCTCTTCTTCCAATGACTCCAAAGCAGCTTGCTACAGCGAGAGCGCGAACTATCGGTGCTATGCATCGTGGTGCTCGTCTTGGTTTGTCTGATGAAGTTGTTGATCTTATGCCTAGAACTGCACCTGCAATTGGTGCCAGTGAGAGGGCACAGCGTAGAGCAGAAAGGGCTGCTGTTGACAGAAGGTTTGTTAGGGGTACAAAACAGAAATTGAGTTATATTGCTGGTGCTGGTAGCACCCCAGGTGCTCCTATTGCTCAAGCCCAGTATCGTATGGCATCTTTGAAGAAAAATCCATTGACTAGTGCTATTGGTAAGCCTGATTATTCTAGGCTTGTTGATTTGACTCCTAAACAGGAGATGAGGATTGCTAACGGTGGAGTTATTGGTGCTTTGCAGAAAGCAAAGTTGAGAGTCACTCCTACAGTTACTGCTTTGAAAGGTAAATTGATTAGCGGGATGAAAGGCATTAAAAATGCTGCTGTTAGTGGTATGAAGCATGTAGGGAATGCTTTTACTGGCACTATGACTTCAATGACAAATCTTTTTAGCGGTTTTTCTGGGGTAATGCAAACACCCCTCCCATCCATAAAAGCTGGCTTTAATAATATGAAGACAATGATAGCCAATGGTTATGCAAGAACTGTTGGTGTTGCAAAATCTGGAATTAATAAATTAATTGCTGTTATTAAAACTGGTAAAATTTCTACAGCAATACAGTCATTCGTAAAAAATCCTATAGCTTCTTTCAAAGTACTTGGTGCTTCAATTAAAGCCAGATATGCTCAGATGTCCAACTTTTTTACTGCTTCAACGATTGGAACTTCAGGGCTTCAGTTAAAACTTAAAATGTTAGTATTTAAACAAATAAGTTTTTTGAAAAGTATTATGGGTATAACTGCTTTCAAAACTGCAATTAATAAAACAAGACTATCTATGGCTGCTATGGCAGCTCAGCAGAAGGCTTATAACTTTTCAAGCGTTTTTATGATGGCAAAAACGGCTGTTTTTGCTTTCACAAAGTCTTTATTTGCATCTATGAACGTGATGAAGATGGTAAAAATAGTTATGATGAGTATGGGTATTGTTGGAGTTATTTTCGCTGCTGTTGCTGTAATTCTTACTCTTATAAATAGTTTTAAGAGTCTTGGGTCTAAGAGCGAAGCAACCAAAAAAACTTTTAGGGAAACTTTTCATATACTTGGTCAGATAGTTGGGTCTGTTATTAAACCATTTAAAAATTTAATAGCAACTTTTATGAATTTAATGACTGGTTCTGTCGGTACACAAAAACAGTTTGAGGGTATGGGTGCAAAAATTAAAGGTGTTGCTAAATCTGTTAAAGCCTTTTTTGATAAATACATTATTCCTGCTTTGAATTTCCTGCTTGTTGGCGCTGTGAATCAGGTTCGCGCTATAGTGAAAATTGTTAAAGGTTTTATCAACATATTTAAAGGCGACTGGAAGAAGGGTCTTTTCCAAATTCTTCAGGGCATTGTTTTGTTTGCTGGTGTCGCTGTTAAATTAATAATAAAAATAGTATCAATGTGGATTGATACTATGGTTTTTCTTTATAAACATGTTTTAAAGATTGTTGGCGAACTTGCTAAGGGTATGACAAATCTTATGGGTGCTGCTATTAAGTGGATTATTATGAAATTCCATACGATGATTAGCACTATTACTGATTTTATGAGGCATATACCTGGTCTTAAGCAGATAAGAAGCATGCTTCTTGGCGCTATTGAGGCTAGTGCTAACGCTTTAGATGCAACTTTTAGTGGTATTGGAAAAGTTGTTTCTAGTATTACTGACAAAATAGCTGGTATTGCTGGCGGTCTTGGTGATGCAGCAAAAGGTGTTTTAACTAGAATAGGAACTCTTGCTGAAGGTGTTTTTGAGAGGATAGTTGAAAGCACTACAGCGTTGATTGATTCGGGTAGTGATAGTTTAGTTGATGGTGCTGAGGATGCTGCTAAGGCGTATGAAGATGTTTTCAATGATCCTCCTGCTGGTGGTCTAGGAAAAATTATTAACGAAGCAGAGGGTGAACTTCTTGAGATGTTGACTGATTTGAGGCAAAAGTTTGTTGATTTAGTGTTGGATGCAGTTTCTGAAACGGTGTCTAAAGTTGTTGAAGATATGACTGATGCTCTTGAAAAGCAGAAAGATGCTGCTTTGCATGTTTATGATGTTCAAATTGAAACTCTTAATAAACTTGCTAAGGCAGAAGAGTCTTTAACTAAAGAAAAAGAATATCAGGCTGAGCGACGCAAGATTATTGATGAAAGACAATTGCAGGTTGCTAATTATGTTAGGAATCGTGCTCTCGCTATTTATGAAGGTCGTATTGATGATGCCAGAGTTCTTGCTCTTGAGGATAGGAAGTCCGGGCTTGATTTCACACTGGATTTGGGTAAAGTTGATGACGCTAGAACAAAAGATCTTGTTCAAGAAAATTTTGAGGCATTGAAGGAGCAGATTAGTAAAGCGAAAGAGGAAGCAGATAAATTTTTTGATGATCAAATTCAAAAATTTAAAGACGCTGCTGCGGTAATAACAAAGTTTCCTCCTCAGACCATTGAGGAATATGAAACTCAACTTGGTCAATTAAATACTGTTGCTACTGGCATTGCTACTGCAAATGGCGTTATTTTTGAAGGCATGTTGAATAAGATGGCAACTGACATTAAACTTCCTAACGCGGGTGTCGCTGTTTTTGGTACTTCTTTGGATGCTCTTATTGTTGAGGCTTCTAACAAGTATGGTTTGTTATCAACAACTGCTGATAATACTATTATTGGCGCAACGATCGGAATGATTGCTGGTATTGAAGGTCAAATAGGTGATCATGCTTTGATAACGGCAGCTATGGGTACGTTAGTTACTGATGTATTTGACCAGGCTAAAGGTTTTAACAAAATTGCTACTGATATTGTTACTCCAGCATTGACTGCTCTTGGAACAATTTTTACAGAGAATAATCCGTTTGCTACTTTTACTGAGGCTGTCTTGGAAGCTAATACAACTTTGTTGAGAGACTTTACTAAAATAGTTGGCGGTGTTGGGTCTGTAGTTGATGGTTTAGCAACCAAGTTGTCTTCGGTGGTTGAGCAATTGGCAACTGTTATCTATTTGAAAAATGTTGCTGCTGGGGATACGCCTGGGAGTGGTAATAGTAGTGGTAATAATGCTCCGAACCCTGTAGATGCTCCGCCGAGTTGGGGTAATGCATTACCTGGTGGATCTGGTGGCGCAGTCGTTGGTGCTCCAGGACCAAGCCCATACCCTCTAGAGACTATTGCAAAAGTTAAGTCTGATCTGATGAGTGCATTTAAGGCTACGCAAAAAACTAATCCAGATTGGGCGTTGTTCAATACTCAAGAGAGAGCCGATGCTGTAGATCAGGCTGCTCGGCATGTTGTTGAGGTTAGAAACCGAAGTAGGATCCAAGGCCATTCGGCGCTCCAAGCCAATAATGCCTACCGAGCGTATCGTGACACAATTGAAAGTGAATATTTGAATCAAGTTAAGACTATGTTTTCAGGTGAAGTGGGTATTCCTAGTGCATATAACGGTGGTAAGATTCCCAAATTTGGTAATGGTGGTTACAGTGTTCCAGGGTTTGGCTCTCAGCCTGTCCCTGCTATTCTTCACGGTGGGGAGTATGTTATTAATTCTAGGTCAGTCGCTAATGTGGGTATGGCTACTTTGTCTATGCTTAACGATTTGCGTTTCAAGAAGCCCAATTACGATGCTCCTGTGAGCAACGGTGGTGGATCTTCTTCTGTTACTACTACTAATATTTATGTTGATAACTTTATTGGTGAAGATAAGTGGTTCCAAGAAATGCTTAAGCAATATAATATGAACGTTCTTCCGAATAATCAGAAGTCTGCTGGTATGGAGAATCGTGTTGTAAAAAGCTATTCTGGCTTAGCTAGAGGTATGTGATGTCAATTAATGCTTTAATTAAAATTAATGGCACAGAAATTACTGAGCATAATAGAACTTTTAGTTCGTCACTTATTTTTGATAATAATGATATTGAACTCGCTTCTGGCAATACAAAAAGATTTTATAAGCCTAAAAAGAATTCTTTTGATTTTTCTTGGACATATTTGCCAAATAAAGCGTCAGCGACTGCTGACGAAAGAGTAGGAAGAGATTTTCTGCATACCCTTGTGAATACTGGGGCTATTGTTGTTCTATCTGTTCAAGGTGATCAAAAAGATATTTGGAACAATTATAATTGTTTAATCACTAGTTATAGTGAAGATATGATCAAGAATGTTTTACAAAGTCAATGCAGATATTATGATGTTACTATGACTTTAGAGGATCTAGGATGAGTAGTTACGACGATACTTATTATAGTATATCTATTCCTTCTTCTGGATTTGACTTTGCTACAACCAATATTTTTTCTATTGAGCAAATTGCATCAGATATTGTAGTAACTACATCTGTTGTATCTGATGTTTATATTTATAGTTATACTGTTGAATCAAACATTTTAGTAAATACAGATGTCGTATCTGACGCAAATATTTATAGTTATGTTATTGAGTCAGAAATACTGCCAAATTCATCAACAACTAGTGATGTCCTAATTGTTAACTCTATTAATTCTGGCATTTCAGTCCTTCCTGGTGTTTCAATTGATAGTGCAGCTTTAATTGTTAATCTATCATCAAGTATTAGTATTCTACCTAATGTTACTGTTGCATTATCAACTGTAGATTTTTATGTTGGAATTGCATCTAATATATCTTCAAGTTCAAAAACTCTTGTTAGTTCAATAGATATTTTAAGAACTAGTCTTGTTGAAGATTCTGGTGATATTAAACCATTCTTTGTTTTGGATGGTATCCCGTTAAGCGAGCATAATAGAACTTCTTCTTTTGCTGATACTCCTAAGTATATTATGAATAGTAATTGGACAGCTAAAAAAGGTGTTTATTTTAAGACATCACAGAATAAAAGAAGTATTACTATTGAATGGTCATTCTTGCCGGGCAAAAGAGACAATACTGTTGATCTTCATGCTGGTAGAGATGTAGTTAAAGATATATGTTCTGACCCCAGAAGCCATATCCTAAAAGTTAGAAATTTAGACACTGATGGGCTTACAATTCATACAAATGAAGAGTATAATGTATTAGTTATGGATTATTCTGAGACATTGATAAGAAGAGATTTAAACAATAATGAATATTATTGGAACTGTTCTTTGTCTTTGCAGGAGGTGTAAATGCAAACTATTGATATTAATGGGAAAACATTAAGTAATTCATTTCAGTCTGCTTTGACCTCGTATTCACAATTTATTAAGCCTAGAGTTGTTATTGATTTTCAAGATGCTCGACACTTAAGTAATGTTTCAATTACTACAAATAGCGATAATGCGTCAGGTTTGCTTGGCACTTATTTTAATAAAGAGCAAGTTTTGGATGGTATTCCGTATGAAACTTTTTCTTGGGGTGTTTGTGATGTTAAAGATAATTTAAATAAGGTAATTACTGCTAACGGGAAGTATCGTGCTATGCCAAGTGACCTTACAGACAATTTGAAGTATGGGTGGTGGTCTAATAGTAAAAGTGATGCTAGTGGTTTATTTGTAACTAACCCTTATGTTGATATTACTTTTGCACCTACTACTATTAATAAAGTTAAAGTTATTACATCTAGAAATTTAGGTCAAATTAAATCTTTTACAGTCGCTGTCGCTGCTGGTAACACGACATTACTTAATCAAACAATATCTTTTGATACAAATAATGATGAATTTGAAAAAATAATTAACTTGGACTCTACATACGCCAATGTTTCTAGAGTATTGATAACAGTGGTATCCACTAAGAATCCAGAGGACTATGCAAGAATTGTGTCTGTATCTCCTATGTATCAAATGGACATTTCTGATTATATTATTGATACAGCAGAAGATCGTGTTCGTGATTTGCATGAAACATCTTTACCAATAGCTGGTACTTCTCAAACTTCTTCTTCTATTACTATTGATAATAGTAGTAAAAAGTTTAATATTCTAAATACTAATTCTGATTATGGCAAATATTTGCAAAAAGACGTTAAAGTTAACATTTCTCATGGATGGAAGTCTTATGAATCTACTGATAACATTGTTGAATCATATTTAACTTCTAATATTTCAAGTAGTGCTACTAGTGTTTATGTTAGTAATTTAAATGAATTTCCTTATGGAGATACTGCCAATACAAATCTTGAATCCAACTATTACATAGTTACTATAGATAAAAATTTATTCCAAGAAGAAAAAATACTTGTTAAGAAAAAAACTATTATAAGTAGTGATATTTGGGGTCTTGAGGTTGCTGAGCGTGGTTATGCTGGGACAACTGCCTCATCTCATAGTGCTAATGCTGTAATAACTTTTGATCCATTTGAATATGTAGAAATTGGAACTTTCTTTATTGAAGAAGTATCTTCTTCAACTAGCGACATGACTGTGCAAATTTCTTTGCAAGATAGATTTAAATTTTTAAATGATAAAGTTTTAGAAAAAGGTTTCTTTAAAGAAAACACAACTGTTGGCGACGCTGTAGAAGATTTATTATATTTTGGTAATACTCCTAATCATAAAATTATTAAATATAATAGGTTTCAGGACAGTCCATCTATTGATAACGCAATTTTGCATTTAAAGTTTAACGATGACACTAAGAATGCTGGGAACTCTTATGTCGGTGAAGGGTTGAGGTATAGAGTTTATCAGCCAGCTCCTGGCTTTGAGTATACTATTAAAGATCTACAGTTAGACACTAACGAAAAAGTGTTATCTGACTTAGATAAAGCCCTTGGATTGTCATCATCGGTTTCTCCATCTTATGTTGGGATAAAATCTAATGTTGAGTTAATATCATATAATTTAAGCACTGATAATGCTTCTTTAAACAATAAGTTTTATCAAGGTGTCTTTGATGGATACTTTGTACCAATTACAACTGCTGTAGACGAAGAAATTGGTGTTGAGATTGATGAGGGTGGTTTTAGATTATATATTGATGATAATCTTCTTATTAACGGTTGGAATGAAAAAACTTCTCTTGCTTACTATTCGGCTACATATAGTTGGACCGCTGGTATACCTTATAAAATTAGGTTAGAATTTTATCATTCTGGCAATAACGATACTTTTGATCTTAATCTTACTAAAACATCTGGTAGAGCAACTATTGGTTCTACTGAGTTATTGACCAATGTAGTCTTAGATAGTATTGGCTCTAGAAATGCTGGGTTTACTGGTTCAAATAGAAATAGGCATAGAAATAATGCTGTTCCTAGTGCTTTTGTTAATTTTACAAACGAGTCATCTATGACTTGGAATACTGATGATAAAAGTATTTATTTATCCAATACTATATCTGGCGGATCTACGGTTGATTCTTTTATTAGACTACCTTATGACACTTCTTGGGATGTGACATCAAATTCTACCAATACAAACCGTGATTGGTCCATTGAGTATGTATTTAAGTCACCACAGGGCGGTCTAGGTGCTTCTGGAGAGTATATAAGTAGTTGGTCAAATAGCTCATCAACTGCTGGTATTGAATTCTTTTATATTTCTTCAACAAATCATGGTGTTAAATTAAAAATTTTAAACACCTCAAATAGTGCAACAGCTACTTCAACTATTACTAGTTCTACGACTATGCCAGAGCCTAATGGTTGGAACCATGTTATTACTACTTATGATTACTCTGATAATGTTTTGAAGTATTATGTTGATGGAGTGCAGCATGGTAGCACTACTTTGACAAACGGATATGAGCCAGATTTTGGAACAAACCATTTAACATTTGGCGGTAGAGGTTCTTCATTCACATCTGGTGTTGGTGTGGTTAAACCAACTTCATCTATTAATATTAGCGGTATTAATGTTTATATTGATGAATTTATTATATACAATAAATGTATATCTGCAACAAATGCTCTAAAAAGATATCGTGAAACACAGATAAAAGAAATTAAAAAGTTCCCATTTCTGTATAGCATTAATGAATCTATCTATCAGGCTATTCAGAATATTACATTTAGTGATCTTGGTAGAATTTTTGTTGATGAAAATGATAATATTAGATACGATAATTATTATGAATTTTTTGAAACGTCAATAGACCAACATGCCAATGTGCAAAAATCAATTTCTGATGAAGATTTTATTGTTGATGCATCTATTCAAAAGACCTTACAAGTCAATAGTGTCATTATAAAAATATCCGGGGTTGTTGCTAATACTAATGAAACACAGCCTATCTGGAGAGCTCCAGACCCCACAACATTGGGTGTGGTAACACTTTCGTCAAACCTTAGTAATTCTGCTAATACTATTCCAGCATCAAGTTTTGATCTTATACCATTCCCAACTTCTGGGTACATTGTTATTGATAGTGAAATTATTAAATATTCAAATAAAAATAATATGAACTTCTTATCAGTGGAAAGAGGAGTTCTTGGTACAACGGCTGCTTCTCATAATTCTAATTCATTGATTAGAGAAGTTAGATACTTTAATTTTGAATATGATAAAACTCCTGCTTTGAATGTTAAAAATCCTTTTATTACGGGTATTTTATTTGAAGACCCAGATGAGATAAATATTCTTCATTGGTCTGCATCTCCCTTTAAAGGTAATCTTATTATTTCTGCTTCTGAAAGCATTGGTGCCAACAATATTGCCTTTGCCGAAGGAACTAATCCGATTACACAAAAGGTTGCTTTTGCATCTATTGCTGGTATTCCCATCCAGGTCTCAGAAAATAAAAATCAAATAATTGAACAAAAGGCTGTTAACTCTGAGAATAGAAGAAAATATGGTCTTAAAGAAATTGTAATAGATAGTCCATTTATTACTAATGCTGAACATGCTCAATCTATTGCTAATTTTATAATTGAAAAACTTTCTGAGCCGATTCCAATTCTTGAAGTTAATACAGTTTTAATGCCAACATTGCAAGTTGGGGATAGAATTCGTATTACTACTCTTGATCAATTTGATATAATTAATAGTGATTATTGGGTTATATCTATAAGCACTTCTGTTGGTAGTGGATATTCTCAAACTATGACTTTAAGGAAGGTGGTGTAATGCCTAGTAGCACTCCAGAAAGCGGTATAAGATTTTTTAGATCTGGTGGACACAACCATGACGGTGTTTCATCTTCTCTTATTGATTCTAGTAAATATAGCATTTTTGATTTTGGTACAGATGTAACAACTTCTAATCAGGATAATGCTAGGGAACTATCTCGTACTAATAATCGGAATAGATTTGATCAGTATATTGCTAACTTTATATCGACTCAAATACTTTCTCCTGCTGGTATTGTTTTATTAGAGAACTCAGTCCAAGGTCGTCATATTGGGGCTGATGAGATTACTGCTATTCAGATAGCTGCTAATACTATTACTGCTAATGAACTTGCTATTAACGTTGTTCAAGTTGGACAAACAATTAGTAGCAATAGTTATGTAGCAGGGACTACTGGCTGGCAGATTAGAAGTAATGGTAGTGCAGAGTTTAATAATAATATTGTTGTTCGTGGTCAGATTGAGGCATCTTCTGGTAATTTTAGTGGGAATATTAATGCTGGTGGTACTTTTGCTAATGGTTCAATAAGTAATGGTGCTATTACTGGTGGTTCAATTAGTATTAATGGCGGTGTTTTCAGTGTTGCTTCTAATGGTCTTTTAACTGCTACTAATGCAATTATTACTGGTAATATTACTGCTGGTTCTGCTAGTACCATATCGGGTAATGCTGTTACTGGTGGTACTATTTCTGGTACTAGTTTAAGTATTGGTTCTGCTAATACAATTTTTAAAGTTGCTTCTAATGGTGCTCATTGGTCTGGTCATGCAAATTTTGCGTCTGCCCCTTTTTCTGTTACAGAGGGTGGGACTATGACTGCTGAAGCAGGTTCTATTGGGGGCTGGGATATCTCTAGCACTTCTATAAGTGCTGTTGCTACTACTTTATACTCTAATGGTTATATAGACGCTACTGGGGCTAACTTTGTTAATACTGCTATCACATCTGGCGCAGCGGGTGCTGGGTTTGGTGTTACAACTGCTGGTGTTGTTGCTATTGTTAACGGAGCGTTGGCTGGGTATACTCTTTCTACTGCTGGAATGACTTATGGTGGCGCAAGTCTTTCAGATTCTTTAATGGTTAAACTTGGTCAAGATGGTACACTTGTTCAGGATAGTCAAATAAAATTTAAATACGGTAATGCTCTTGTTGCAACTTTGAATGGTTTTACTGATACTACTTATGGTAGTACTTTAGAAACTGATACTAATTTCTGGGCACTTAGTAATTGTGATCGTTTTCAAATAAGTGCAGTTGGCTCAAATACGCTTAATTTCTTTTTATTGTCTAATATTGGTTCTGGGTCTGGTACTACGCTCGTAAGAAATACAGCTGGTAGAGTTTTAAATAGTAGTTCAAGAAGAATTTTAAAAGAAAATATTAATTCAAATAATTTTGGGTCCGAATTAATTAAAAAATTAAATCCTGTTACATACAACTGGAGATCTCATAGTCTTGCTAGTAATACTGAAAAATATTTAAAATCATTAAATACTCAATATGGTTTTATTGTTGAAGAAGTAGAGACTGTTGATATAGGATTAGTTCATTATGATTACAATCTTCCTTTAGGAAGAGAAGAGGATATGGATTATACAGACCCTAATAATTTTTCACCATCAATGTATGATCCAAATGGTATACTGAGTATAACGGTATCTGCATTGAAAGAAGTATTAGAACGCTTAGAAGTTCTAGAAAACAGACAAGGAGTTTGAGATGGCTTTAAAAGATTATGGAACTTCCAGGAATCAATTTGGATATTTAGATAAAATTATTAATAATACTGATAATTACGGTGTTTTTTCTTTTGCTGCTTGTGCAAGAATTAATAAAGGCAACCAGTCTGAAGGTCGGTGTGATTCTGATTCTATGGGGCCTGTTTGTATTACATGGGATGGTAAATCTGCTTATAGTTTACCTTTGAATATATCTTTAAGTGATTTAAAATTTTTAAAAGTAGTTTTAGATTTTGCTCCTGATTTTTTTATTATTTATAGTGAAGTTCAAGAAAAAGAATGCAATGTTCTTAAAAGAAATTATAGTGAACTTCCTGAATGGCAACAAAAAGCTATTGATAATGGATGGGGTAATTCGGATAAATATGTTCAATCAGAATATTTAGAAAATCAATTAATAGCATTGCATCCGCAAAGGCATGCTAGAACTCTTGGTGAGTTATTTAAGCTCATTATTGAATGGAGTATTGTCAATAAAGAACCCTTTAATAATGAAGAGGTTCAAAGCGTAATTTCTTCTAAAATATTAGAATTAATGGATATGCCAGAAAATGTGTATCAAGAACTTTTGAATAGTTTTCCAGATACGCATGTTTCTTTATATTTACAAGGCAACCCTGATGCGACTCAAAGACCTAGCGATGTCCCCAATATAACCCCATTATTTGAGGAATGGATTGAAGAAAAGCTCTTGAATTACCAGTATAGAGGACCAATCGTTTTTTAATTAATTTTGTAGTATAATGGAGAAGTATGGCTTACGAAAACTATAATTTTGTATCTTGGAGTGACGGTACTCCTATAACTAGCCTTAGGCTTTCTCAAATGTCTACTAATATTGAGCAAGTTAAAGATGTTATTGATGATAAAGCTACAGGTGTCCTTAAGTTTAATCAGTTAACAACTCAGTCACCTAATGCTACTGGATATTCAGATTTTACTGAGCATGAAGTAATTTATTTAAAAGATGAGTCTGGGACTGGTGGTTCTGATACACGAGTTAGTATTGCTGAAAATAGATATTATAAAATAACTGTAAACATTCCTGCAATTTCTGTGCTTTCTGCTGGCGCAGAGGACTCAAGGTATGTTATAAATCTGTATAATGGTTCTAACATAGCAGACGCTGGCAAGCAAAAACTTGGATATTGGGAGATTACCCCGCATACATTCACCTTTGCAAACGTAGCAATGGGCTTGCCAGCAAACATAGCAAACGAAGCAATCAAGTCAAACACTTACCCAAGTAAAATAGGATCGGGAACGTATACTGTTTTACAGACTACTGGTTCTTCTTTGACTAACCAAAGTTTCTTTCTTTCAGTGTCCAGAGTTGCTGGCGCTAATATTGTTAATGCTCCTAATTGGAGAATTGAAGGTAACTCCAGTGCTCCTATCCAAATTTATGTTGAAGATGCTGGCGGTATCTAAAATTGCATGCTAGAAGGGAATTAGCTTCTAAAAGAAAAGATATAAGCTGGGCACCAAAAAATAATACTGGTTCTAATAATCCTAATTTTGCTGGTGGTAAATACATTGATGATAAAGGTTATATAAGAGTATTACTCCCAGATCACCCCCGGAATATTCGTGGTTATGTTTATGAACACAGACTTGTTATGGAGAATTATCTTGGTCGATATCTTCAGCCTTGGGAAACAGTGCATCATATAAATGAAATTAAAGTAGATAATCGTGTTGAAAACTTTTTTGTTTGCACTCACAAAGAGCATAGTGCTCTCCATATGGAAGGCAGAAAACCTAATATGAAGCAGAGAGATAAGATGAGAGAAAATGTTAAAAATACTAAGCCTCATACACAAAAGCGTGATTTTTCTAAAAGAATAAATATGCAAAAAAAACTTTCCTAATGACAAAATAATACCTACGGTTTGTGGTACGATTGACCCAACCCGTAGGAGGGACAATGAAGAAATGCGAAGGCAAGAATTGTGAACTTGAGTTTGAACCCAATTCACCCAATCAAAAATATGCACAACCCTCATGTCGTAAGTCAATGGATGTACTTGGCTTATGCAAATTTAGAAAGGAAAACGGAATCGTGGACATTCCTGGTTTAGAAACTTCTAGTGATAATGTGAGTGACGCTGCTCTGCGTGTTGCTTACAGTAAACTTCTTTCAGAGTATGAAAAGGTAAAGAGTAAGCAGGATGAAATTGCTTCTGCTGTTTACTCCGCCGTAAAAGATACAATTGTAAAACAAAAGCCTGCTGAAATTGACAGAAATTTTTTTGCAACTAAAAGTAAGAAAAATAATAAGAATGAAGAAGTAGCAGTTGCAGTCCTAGCTGACTGGCAACTTGCTAAAGTTACACCTGACTATAACTCTACTGTATGTGAAGAACGTATTGAAAAATTTGCTCAAAAAGTTGTTGATGTAACAAATGTTCAAAGAGCAGATCACCCAATTAATGAAATTCATATTTGGTGTCTTGGCGACATTGTTGAGGGTGAACTTATTTTCCCCGGACAAAGCTTCTTAGTTGATGGTGGACTATATCGTCAGGTAACTGTTGATGGTCCAAGAATTATGAGAAAGTTTATCAACAAAATGTTGGAAAACTTTGAGAAGGTTGTTTTTGTCGGTGTCATTGGTAATCATGGGGCTATTGGTGGTCGTTCACGTAGAGATCATGATCCAGAGACTAATGCCGATAGAATGCTTTATCGCATCATTCAGTTGATGTACGAAGATGAAAAGAGAATTAGTTTCCAGATCCCTGATGGTCGTGGAGAGAGAAATTGGTATGCTATTGACTCAATTGGTAACTATAAGTCAATGTTGATTCATGGTGATCAGTTTGGTAGTCTCTCTACGCTGTATGGCTTTCAAAAGAAAGTTTATGGCTGGAAAGTTGGGGCTGTACAGGAAGATTTTACAGATGTTTACTGTGGACATTTTCACACACCAACTAAGATGACATTTAATACTGTACAGTTTAGAATTTCTGGTAGTCCAGAATCTACAAACACTTATGCAATGGAGAGCCTAGCGGCCATTGGGCAACCATCACAACCGCTAATGTTTGTTCATCCAGATAAGGGTATTGTAACAGCAGAATATAACTGCTGGCTATAAGGAGATAATATGAATAACAAACTATATAAAGATATTGCTGAAAGAGCACTGTGGACAGCTGCCCAGGCATTTATTGCTATTTACACTGTTGGTGGTGTTGATGAAGTTAAGTCTGCAAGTGCTGCTGTTTTAGCAGCTGGCATTAGCGTTCTTAAAGGTTTTCTTGCGACTCAAGTTGGAGATCCTAGTTCGGCATCAACACTGAAAAAGTAAGGTGATTAAGTTCTCAGATGTGTATATGCGCTGCATTAAATGCGGTGGTAGAAAATACATTGGAGAACAATATTATAGTTTAGGACAATACTGGGTAGATGTTACATGTATAAAGTGTGGTCATTCTGCTGATATTCAAGTTGATAAACTAAATAAAATCTTAGAAAAGATAAGAAATGATAACAAATAAAATTATAGAAAATAAGTTTTATTTATATAAAACACTTATTGTAAAAGTAAAAAAGATTCATCGCTCTTCTAACAGTGTAATTGTGAAATTCCTGTTAGAAGAGAATGAAGAAATTGTCCCCTTCAATGGTGGTGAATTACTTTTAAGTCGTTTGTACACTATTGGTGAGTTATCTAAAATTACTGGTAAAAGATCTGATACAATCAGAAAATATGAAAAGAATGGATTGCTTGCCAGACCAGCATTAGAAGCAGAAAAAAGTGAGGCGTATAAAAATTGGCGGTTTTATACAGAATCCGATGTTTACGATGTGGTAGCATTCTTTTCTGGCAGGAAGTCTGGAAGACCTGCTAATGTTAAAAACAACAACATAAGAAACAGTATTGTTTCTTTACGAGAAAAGGTTAACAAATTATGATTGACAATGATAAAGCAGAAATTTGGGCATCGGTAGGTATTACCAAGAACCTTGGTAATTATGAATCTCTTCGCCTTGATGCTGGTGCTAAGATTATGGCATCTTCAATGGAAGATGAATCATCATGGAAAAAACTTTGGGCTGCTCTTGACGAACAAATTGAGGCAAAGCTTAAAGAACTTGATAAGTGACATGGCTTAGTAAAGCGGTTTGCTCACAAGATGAGCATTCACAAAGATGGTTATCTTATAACCTTGTTGATATAGAATACGCCAAGAGTGGTTGCGCCAAGTGCACTATGCACAAACAATGTTTAACTAACGCTTTCAGTAGCGATAGTGATGTTATTGTTGGCGTAATTGCTGGCGTATCCGAATATGAAAGATTAATTATCAAATTTCAAAAAGATGGATGATACCAATGTCAATTGCTGGTAGTGATTTAATTCAAGCGTTTAAAGCAGTGTGCGAATCTGAAGGTAAGTTATTTATTCCAGATTCCCCTCGTCAAGAAGATATAGCCGATAGCATGGCAAAGCATTACGATAGTGATGACTTGCTTAATGCTATCAAATTATATGTAAAATCAGAATATGGGCCAATGCTTGTTTTTGATTTTGCTATTAAATCAAGAGACTTTGTTGATAAAGTAAAGAAAGAACGTTTATCAATTGATAAATTTAAACAAACAGTTGCCGACACAAGAAAGTTGATTGAAGAATATGAACTATGAAATGCGATTGATTAACTCAATTGTTGAAAGCGGTGACATGGTTTCCGCTGTAAACGAGGGAGTTGATGGTGTATTTGCTGAGTATCGGGATATCTGGAATTTTATTCTAAGTCATTACGATAAGCATAGTAAACCACCATCAAAAGATACTATTAAATCTCATTTCTCTGACTTTGAGTTTATTACAGCGACAGAGCCTTTAGGTTACTATGTTGAACAGGCTAAGAGAGAATCTTTGGCTCTGCAAACTAGAAGGATTGTTGCCCAGGCTCATTCTCTTCTAGGTGAACTTGGTCCAAAAGAAGCTTTGTCTTATCTAATGGAAAACACTTCTAAGTTGTATAAGTATTCTAGCAATCTAAAGGATACTGACTTGGCGGGTGAATGGCGTGACCGTAGTAATGAACTGCGTGAACGTTCGCTCAATCCTGATAGTGATATTGTTGGTATTCCCAGCGGTATTAGTGTTATTGATAAAGTGTTTGGTGGTTGGCAGGCTGGTGACTTTATTGTGTTGCTAGGTTGGACAGGCGTTGGCAAGTCTTTTATTGCAAGACTATTTGCTGCTAATGCTTGGCGAGCTGGCTATAGACCAATGATTATTTCATTAGAAATGAATAAACTTCAAGAAGGTCAAAGACTAGACACATTGTTAAATAATGGTGAAGGTAACTTTACTAATACTGACCTTGTTAAAGCCAATGCCAAGATTGTGGATAGATATGCTTCATGGGCTGAGAAGACTTTTGAGGGTAAGCAACCGATCTATCTGATTACATCAGAGGGGCTTGAGACAGCAGACCAGAACATGGTTCAGGCTAAGATTGACCAGTATCAACCAGATATGGTTATTCTTGACTATCATGGTTTGTTTGATGATTCAAGCGGTGCAAAGACTGAAACAGAAAAAGCAAAGAACCTTTCAAAAGCTTTTAAAAGAATTGCTGTTAAAAACAATATTCCTATTATTGACGTAGCAGCAGTAACTATGGCAGAAGGTCATGGAGACAGACCGCCAGAACTTGAGGAAGTAGCATGGTCAAAGCAATTGGCTTATGATGCCGACCTAGTTTTGGCAATTCATCGTGAATATAATTCTGATCTGTTTCAGGTTGTATCACGCAAGGTCAGACGAGCAAGCCATTTTGGTTTTTATCTAAGATGGAATCTTGAAACTGGTAAGTGGAATGAAGAATGGGATTTAGGATGAAAACAAAAGATAATTCAGTAGCATATGTTCTTAAGGGTACAAGTCGTGATGTTGAATCTATTATTAGACTTAGGCCTTGGATGGAAGATGAAATAAAGGAAAAGTACAAGTTTTCTAGTACCAAACTTTATACAGATTACAAGCAGGAGACTGAGACTTTTGAATTCAAAATTGTATTCCTCAAGTAACCTTGAGTCAGATATCAGAAGATTGTTTTCTGATAATAATATAAATATTCAAACAGAGAGTGGTAAAGAGGCAACTCTTTATTGCCCATTTCATAAGAATACACACAGCCCTGCTTTCTATATAAACTTGAAGACCGGGCTATGGCAGTGCTTTAATCCATCATGTGATAGAAAAGGTAACTTTAGGCAACTGTATAAGCATGTTACTGGCAAATCATATGGTCGTGAAAATGTAGTTGATCCTGTAAATTTGCAGTATCAATTAGAAAGGTCTTTGAATCCAGCAAAGGTCGAGGAGTTAACAACTGATTCAATTAAGATTGATTACAATAGTGATGAGTTAAATCTATTGCAACCATTAATTGAAAGAGGGTTGACTAAAGAAACTTTAGCTTATTTAGAGATTGGATTTTCAAAGGTCAAAGATAGAATAGTGATACCAGTTAGAGATACAAAATATAATGTTGTAGGTTTAATTGGTAGGGCTATTCATGATTGGCAAGATCCAAGGTATCTTTACAATAAGGGATTTAAAAGAGCAGATATATTATTCAATATACAGAATGCAAAAAAGTTTGATGAGTGCATAGTTGTAGAAGGAAGTTTAGACTGTGCAAAAGTAATTCAAGCTGGTTATAAAAATTGTGTAGCAACACTTGGTGCAAAGGTGTCAGAGAATCAGTCATCTATGTTGAGAAAATGGTTTGATAAAATAATTATTTTTTCTGACAGAGATGACGCTGGAGATGCCATGTGCGATGCTATAATTAGATCTTGCGAAGGCAAGGACTTGAGTCGCATGATCATTTCAGATCATGTAAAAGACCCATGCGAAATGTCCGAGCAGGAAATACAAAAATCATATCAAAACAAACAAACAATCATTGGAGGTAGGTAGGAAATGTTTCAATCATTAAAAACACTAAAAGACTTAGAGAAGAATATTCCGTCACAAAGCGCGTCGGGTACAAAGAAGTTTTTCACGATCCAATCGGGTGAAACTTTTAAGATTCGCTTCCGTCAGGAATTGACAGAAGATTCAAAAAACTTTGATGAGGCAATCGGTACAGCAATCACTGTACCAGTTGTTACATCACCAATCAACTGGAAGTGGCGTGCAGCTTCAACTTCTGGGCTTGAGAAGTTCAATTATCGTTGTTGGGCTAGTGAGCAGGTTACAAAAGATGGTCGTTGGAGACCAAAGGCTCACTTACTTATGAACGTTGCTATTGAGACTGAGCCTGGCACTTGGGAACCGCGCATTATTGACACTACGTTTAATCAACGTCATATTGGTCTTATCTTGATTGAGTACGCAAAGGAGTTCGGTTCTATTACTGACCGTTACTACAAGTACTCACGCACTGGTTCAGGTGCTCAGGATACCAATTACACTTTGATTCCGTTGGATCAGTCGCCAATGCCAGAGAACATTAAGTCTTTGCCAACACATGACCTTAACAGCGTTTACATGACTTTGCCTTATGCAAAGCAGGAAGCGTTCTTCACTACAGGTGAAGTTGCTAAGGACAGTTGGTGATTGATGCTTTAGGCTGGCAGGGGTAAAACCCTGCCAGCAAAGGCTGGCGTTATGAATAAAAAAATTTGTTTAGACCTTGATGGAGTTTTAACAGATATTAGCAAACAATTAGTTCAGTATGCTGAGAATAAAGATATTAAAATTACATCTAAATCAATAGCCAAGGCTTTATTGACACCTTATGGTGATGAAAGTTTAGAGCATTTATTTGATAATAAAGCTTTTTGGTATGATTTGCTACCTATTAAAGACTCATGGCATAGCGTCAATGATTGGTTCATGAATGGCTATGACATTTTTTTTATTACGGCTAGAAGATCTGATAATTCTATTAATGCTATACACACTTGGCTTGATAAGTGGAGCGTCATGTACTCTGATGTAATTGTATGTGATATGTATGAGAAATTTAATTTTATTAACAAAATTGGACCTGCTTTGTATGTTGATGATAATCCATATGAAGTAAATAAAGTTCGGGCAATGACAACGGCACCGTCATATGTTTTTAAGACATGGTATAATTCTTACTTAATAGGGAGTTTGAACTCAATCAATTCACTGAGTGAATTGAAGATTGGATAGTAGTGACTGATTTCGTGCACTTACATTGTCATTCAGAATATTCTTTGCTGGATGGAATGTCTACACCAACTGACATTGCAAATATTGCTTCTAGCAATGGACAGTATGCTGCTTCAATAACAGATCATGGAACTATGGGCGGTGTTTTAAAGTTCCAAGATGCTTGTAGAAAGACTAACGTCAAACCTTTGTTTGGTGTTGAAGCTTACTTTGTTGATTCTGTTAACTCTGATGGTGATGGTCATCATGAAAGATCTCACCTTATTCTTTTAGCAAAGAACGATGAGGGGTTAAAGAAGTTATTTAAAGCTAGCCAGATTGGTTGGACAAATAACTTCTATTACAAGCCTAGAGTGGACTTTGATCTATTAACTGATTTGGTTGATGATGACATTGTTGCTTTATCTGGCTGTCTTGGCGGTGCGATTGCAAAAGCTATTGATGCTGGTAACACCAGTCGTGCTGAATATTTGTCGGAACGGTTTATTAAAATCTTTGGTGATGACTTCTATTATGAAGTACAGGCATGGAATCCACCTAAGATTAATAAAGGTATCTTGGATTTGGCTAGTGCTTTCAATAAGAAGCCTGTAGCGACTGCTGACTGCCATTTCCCGACAGTTCATGATCGTGGTGACGAGGAAGTTTTGCTGATGATCTCTCAGTATCCTTCGTTGAACGCTGGTGACTTGCGTAAGGCTAAAGAGAATTGTCGCCATGAGGGTAGCACTATTGAGAAAATTAATGCTATGTATCCAGATCGCTTTTTGCGCTTTGATGAGATCAATCCTTATATCGCTTCTGCTTCAGAGATTCAATCGTGGTTTAGTACTGTTGGTTTGGATAGGACAGATATCTTAGAGAACACGATGGAGGTGGCACAAAAATGCACTGCGGAGATTGCTGTTAAGCGGAAGTTGTTGCCTAAGTATTTGAAGGCTTTGGATTCGGATGAGTATTTGCGTGAGATTGCTGTGTTTGAACTTGGTCGGCGTGGGTTGTCTGAGGAGTATGGGGTTAGGTTGGATGAGGAGTTGGGGGTTATTGCTCGGCTTGGTTTTTCTGACTATTTTTTGATGGTTTGGGATTTGATTAAATGGGCTGATAATAATAATGTTGGGCGTGGTCCTGGTCGTGGTAGTGTTGGTGGTAGTTTGTTGGCCTTTTTGTTGGATATTTCTAAGGTTGATCCTATTAAGTATGGTTTGTTGTTTTCTCGTTTTTTGAATCCTGAGCGTAATGATTATCCTGATATTGATTTGGACTTTGAGGATAAGCGTCGTGATGAGGTTAAGCAGTATTTGAGGGGTCGTTGGGGTAAGGATAATGTTGCCGCGATTTCTATTTATGGTACGTTTAAGGCTAAGAGTGTTATTAAGGATATTGCGCGTGTGTATCAGGTGCCGTATGAGGAGATTAATAATATTACGCCGTTTTTTGAGACTTTGGATGAGTTGGAGGCTTCGGCTAAGGGGCGTGTGTTTGCTTCTAAGTATCCTGATATTATTCCTATTGCTCGTAAGTTGGAGAATCGGATTCGTACTTCTGGTGTGCATGCTGCTGGTATGGTGGTGTCGTCTGTGCCACTGAATGAGGTGTGTCCTGTTGAGAGTCGGAAGAATCGTGGTGATGATGAGCGTTCTATTGTTACGGCTTTTGATATGGAGGATGCTGAGGCGGTTGGTCTGATCAAGGTTGATATTTTGGGTTTGAAGATGGTTTCGGTTATTAAGGATTGTTTGGCTAAGGTTAAGGAGAGGCATGGTGTTGATGTTACGGATCTTTCTTTGGCTTTGGATGATGATCTTGTTTATAAGAATTTTGATGATGCTAATACGGTTGGGATCTTCCAAGTTGATGCTTCGGCTTATAGGAATCTTATTGAGCGTATGGGGATTTCTAATTTTAATGATCTTGCTGTAAGTAATGCTTTGGTTAGACCGGGCGCTTTGTTGTCTCAGGGTCAGAAGTATATTGACTGTAAGAAGGGTAAGGAGAAGCCTGTGTATCCTCATCCTTCAGTCGAGGGTATTTTGAAGGAAACTTTTGGTACGGTTATTTTTCAGGAGCAGTTGATGCAGATGGCTGTGAGTATTGCTGGGTTTACTTGGGCTGAGGCTGACAAGTTGCGTAAGATCATTGGTAAGAAACGTGATGCTGCCGACTTTGATCAGTATCGTGATAAGTTTATTAGTAATGCTATCATTACGCCTAAGGCTGCTGAGAAGATGTGGTCTGAGTTTGAATTAGCAGCTTTGTATATGTTTAATAAGTCTCATGCTGTTGCTTATTCTATGTTGTCGTATCAGACGATGTGGTTGAAGGTTCATTATCCGATTGAGTTTATTTGGTCGCTTCTTTATAATGAGGATGCTCAGGATAGAATTACGGCTTATTTGATGGAGGCTAATCGTATGGGTGTTAAGGTTAATCCGCCTGATGTGAATTTGTCTAATGAGTCGTTTTCTATTGATGATGATGGTATTCGTTTTGGGCTTCGTAATGTGAGTGGTTGTGGTGGTAGTGCTATTACTGAGATTCTTGAGTTGAGACCTTTTTCGTCTATTGAGGAATTTAATGCCAAGTGCAGTAAGAAGCGTGTTAATACTAAACTTCGGGATAGCTTGGATAAGGTTGGGGCTTATAAGAGCCTTGGCTATACTTCGGCTTATGATAATGAGAAGTATTATTTGCCTATTTTGGGGTTTGCTATCAATCTTAATCAGGATGAGAATGAGATTGATAAGTATGTGAAGCCTTTGGCGGACTTCCATGAGATTAACTCTCCTTTGACCATTGTGAAGGCTGTGGTGCGTTCTACCAAGAAAACCCCTCAATACCTCCGTGTTGAAATAGAAGATCAATCTGGCTCAACTACGATCTTTTGTGATAGGAACGCTGAGATCTCAAACAGGCAGTTAATTTATGCCTTGATCGGGGACAGAACGCTTCATATGTTCTGTGATGCTTATGAGTGCCATAACTCTGAAATAATGGAGTTAATTACCATGATGGACCAAGGTCTTGAGCATGACTTAAGCTGGCTCTATCAGGAAGAATTAGGTATTTGTGACTCTGAAGAGACAGATAAGGCGCTTGTTCACGTGTTCAGTAGTAGATCTTTTGTGACTGCTAAGGGTAAGAACATGGCTAATCTTTACGCCTGGGATGGTATTAAGATTATTAAGATTGTTATTTTCCCCATGGTGTATGGAAAGATCAAGCATGTTATTAAAGATAATGGCTGGTTTGCTGTAAAAATGTCTAAGATTGTTGAAAAAGAAGCACTCACTCGTCTTGACTCGTATAAACTTGCTACTGATACTTCAATTATTTCTATTCAAGATTACATTCAGAGGAAAGGGATTAAGGTGCCAGAAAGTGTTTGATGAAATCATAAAAGAATCAAAATGGTCTGAGTCTCATGGAGCATATAATTCCTATCTTGGTATGGGTATCTTTTATTATGGGATCCCCTACTCAATAGAAGCAAAGAATTGTGTATGTCTTGGGTCAGGAGCTGGGTTTGTTCCAAAGTTAATGCTTAAAGCTCAACAAGATTTAGTCAAGCAGTTTAGGATTGTTCATACGAATGTTTCCTTAATTGATGCGAATGTTGGACCTTGGGGTTTGCCAACTTATGAAGGTGAAATCAAAGGTTATGAGGATATAAAACTTTATCAAGCCATGACTGATGATGTGTACGAGCGTTTCAGTGATATTGATTATCTTCATGTTGATGCTGACCATTCTTATGATCAGGTCTATCGTGACCTTGAGCATTATGGAAGCCGAATGAATAAGCATAAGAAGTGGGCTATAACTATTCATGATACAAACAACCCTTCTGACGGAGACCATCCGCCTATCGGCTCTTATAAAGCAGCAGTGGATTGGTCATCAGAGAATAATCACGACATGGTGAATTTCCCTGTAGGTTGCGGTACAGCCTTGATAATGCCAAAGGTTGGTTTCTGATGGACAGATGGGAATATTTGGTTAGCAAAGAATACATGCTCAGACACCATATTTGTGAGTATTTCCTTGGCGACGACCTAGATGCCGTGATTGATGTAGGCGCTTATAAAAATACTATCAAAACCCATAACAGATTGATTGCTATTGACCCCTTGAAGTCTATCACAGGTGCCTTCCATGGCTCCGTTCAGGATTGGTTTGAAGGCGGTGTTGGCGATTTAAAACTAACAAACTGTGGAATCATGGCTATGGGGTTAGAAATTGAGGGGGAAGAGCCTGAGTGGGCTTGTTTTAAGGCTATGGTGGATTCTGCTCGGGTGGTTATTATTGAACATTCTGTTGAGCATGAGCCTAGTGTGTTACAGGCGAGTGCTATACTAGAGTCAACTGATAAAAAGGTTACTGTAGCAATGGACTTTGAATTTTGTGATTTGGATTTGCCGGGGTTTGTTCCCCATACAAAGAGAAGACTAGTTGTCTTAGAAAGAAAGTAAATAATGTTATTTGTAGACAAGCGTAAAGGCGATAAAATGCCTGAACATGAAATTATTCCAACACCTAGCCTTGCATTAAACAGGGCTTTAGGTGGTGGACTTAACTCCGGGGCAACTCATTTATTTTGGGGAACACCATCGGTTGGTAAAACAACTATGTGTTTTAGAATTATTTCTCAAGCACAAAAGATGGGCTATCGACCTGTCATTATTGATTCAGAGTACTCTTATTCTGATGTATACGCTCAAAAATGTGGAATTGATATTAGCGATGTTGTTGTTATTCAATCAACTATTGTTGAAGATATTCTTAAGAGCCTTGTACCATATTTGAATCATCCTGACGAGAAGCACATCTTCTTGTTTGATAGTCTTTCTAATATTATTAAGGAAGAGTTTTATGACAAGCCTGACGGTGGTAAAGCATTAGGATTACAAGCACGATCACAAGGCTACTTTTTGCAAAAGCTGGTTAATCACCTTCATAAAGAAAAAAATATTATGCTGTTTGTCGCTCATCAAACTGTTGATTTAAGCGGAATGTTTGCTGTAACCAAAGCAAAGATGGGTAATACCGTTCATCATAATATGCATAACATTGTTAAACTATTTCTTTCTATGTCACAAAAGGAAATGGAGAGAGATGACTCAAGTCGTATCACTAGTCAGCGCGCTACTTGGACAATTGAGAAAACTAAGCAGCTTCCTACTATTGGAACAACTGGTTATTATTATGTTCTTCCTGATAAGGGTATGATTGATACAGAACGTGAACTTATTGACATGGCAATTGAAGCCAATATTATTCAGCGTCGTGGTGCTTGGTATGCCTATGGCGAGAATAAGTGGAATGGTATGTCATCTATTGATCTAAGCGATGTTGAAAGAGAAGAGATCAAAAAAATCCTGATGGAGTCGTAATGATTTTTTCAATGCATACAGACCAGCATATTAAAGATGCTAATGGCATTTATGGATATTCTTATGGCTATTACAAAATTTGTGAGCATTTTAATAACTTCCAATATAAAAAAAATAAGCTAAAAGTGATGCAGAATTCTCCATCATCACAAATACAAATGTTTTATATGGAGCCAGAATGGTATAACTTAAAAACTATGACTAGTTTTCGTGATCCAAGTTTTAATAAATTTTATGATCATCAATACAAAATTTATGGAACTCACTTAGAAACAACGAGGGTGTGGTCTCATTGGATTGATTCAATGAACGAGGTTGATGAAATATGGGTAGGTAACCAATTTGCAGCAGATGCTGTTGGTAACTCTGGAGTTAAAACACCAACTTTTGTATTTGAACATGGAATTGATGATAAATGGAAGCCATTTAAAAGAGGTCAAGGAAGTAAGATTAGGTTTCTTCATGTTGATTCTGGTTCTCCTAGGAAAAGGGCTGATCTTGTTGAAAAAGCTTTTATCACTCTTTTTGGTAATAATAATGATGTTGAGTTAACTTTAAAGTATCATACCGACCAGTACTATGGTGATAATGGTGTTTCATCTTTATTTTCTAACATTAATAAAATATTTAAAACTTTATCTGGAGATGAAATGATCCAGTTATTCAATGAACATGATGTTCTTGTCTATCCGTCTGAGGGTGAGGGATTTGGATTTATTCCTCTTCAGGCTCTTGCTACTGGTATGCCAGTTATTTCTACAAGTAGATGGTGTTCTTACGATAAATACTTTAAAAATAATATTATTGATTCTACTATTGGTCCAACATCGTATTCTGGTTATTTTGAAGGTGAAGTTGTTTTAGCAGATTTTGAATCTTTAATGAATTTAATGTTAAATGCCTATAATGATTTTTCATCTCAATGCGATTTTTATTATAAACAAGCACCGTTGATTTATGAAGAATATAATTGGCAAACTAGAGTTGACTATATGTTAAACAATTTAGTAAAAAGAGTTGGTATTAAATCTTTTAAAGAATTAGATCATAAAAGCAGCTTCTATTTAATGTATACGGGGAATGGAAGTTATTTACTACATAATGGAATACAGTTTACAAAGGATGACCCAATTCACCGTGTTCCAGAAGAAATGTATAGATCATTACTTTCTCAACCTATTTTCCAGAAGCCGACAGACCAAGCCATCTGGGATCTAGAAAATAAATTTTTGCTATCTTCAAATATAGGTAAGTGATGTCTTCAACTCTGCTACACTATGCTGACACCAACTATAGGAGGCACTATGCAAACTTTTCTTCCACTGCCAGATTTTAAAAAATCCATTGAAATCTTGGACTACCGCCGTTTAGGTAAGCAACGAGTTGAGACTTTTCAAGTTTTAAATATCTTACTTGGTCGTACTGAATCTAAAGGCTGGGTTAATCACCCTGTTACTAAAATGTGGAGAGGCTATGAGGAAGCCATGAAGGTCTATCAGAATTTTACAATATCTGAATGGATTCGTCGTGGTTATAAGAACACTATGTCTTTTGAAATTGTAGATGAATCTGAAGTTGTTATGCCATTTTGGTTTGGTGATGAAAGAATTCATCGTTCACATCGTTCAAATTTATTGCGTAAAGATTTCAACTACTACTCTCAATACTTTGATGAACCTACAGATATTGAATATTACTGGGCTGTCCAATGAAAAGAGATGAAAAGCAAGAAATCAAGCGTGATAAGGCTAAAGCGGTTAAAAACTCTGGTAGAGGCTTAAAAAAAGGTGATGCTACTTATCATAGTTTTGTTCTTGATTATAAGCATAATACTTCAACATTTACTCTGTCTAGAGAAGCTTGGATTAAAATGCGAAAGGATGCATGGAGATCCAACTATAAATATCCTTGCATTTCTGTTGTTCTAGGTGAGGATTCCGATATCAAGGTTGCTATCATTGACTGGGATGTTTTTAATGATCTCATAGAAGGAACAACATATGAGTAAAATAATTATTGCAATTGGAATCTTTTTTTTCGGTTCAACAGTTGCATCAATGTATTTAATGTATAAAGTGTACGAAGAAATAGAAAACGACGATTGGAACTAAAATGGAATTAACATTTGGAAGTTTGTTTGCTGGGGTCGGAGGTTTTGATCTTGGTTTTCAAAATGCTGGCTGGGAAAGTGTTTGGCAGGTTGAGTGGGACAAAACGTGTCAATCTGTTTTAAACAAGCATTGGCCTGATACTGATAAATATTTTAATGTTCAAGATGTTGATGGTGCAAAAATTAAGCCCGTCAATTTGATTACCTTTGGTTCACCATGTCAGGACTTGTCAGTTGCTGGGAAGCGCGCTGGTCTTGATGGTGATAGATCATCAATGTTTTACGAAGCGACTAGAATCATCAAGGAGATGAGAAATGCAACAGGAAATGAATACCCAAAAATCGCAATCTGGGAAAACGTACCAGGTGCCCTCACAAGTAATAAAGGAGAAGACTTCTCAGCAGTCATTGACGAAATGGCAAACATCGGGGCATTGGCAATTGAATGGCACATCTTGGATGCACAATGGTTTGGAGTCCCACACAGAAGGAGAAGATTGTTCCTTATTGCTAGTTTCTGTCCTACAATCGTTAGCAGATGTGGAACACAAATATTACCTGTCCCCGAAGACAGCGACGGGAATCTTAAGAAGAGCCGAAAGAAGAGGAAACAAACTTCCACCCATGCTCTATCAGGCTCTGATCAAGTTAGCGGACCAACATACGGATTCAATCACAAAAACGGAATAGATCCACAAGTATCTGAAGAAGTATTCCCAACAATGCGTGTTGAAAGTGGTGGTAATTCTGTAGCACAACCTGTTCTTTATGGCAAAACTGGTTTTGGTAATTATCAAGAAGGCGGTTCAACATTCAGGGCTACTAGCCATAAGCGACCTGACGAAAACTTTGTTATGCACACTATTGAATCTTTTGTCAAAGTTATTCGCTCTGGTGCTAGGGATGCTGACGGTAACTTACCGCCAGAAGTTTGGCGACAAGAAGACGTTAGCCCAACTTTGAACGCTTTTGATAACAATAGTGAATCGCGTTCAACTGTTCTAATTGTTGATGGTACAAGGGTTAATGATGTTCGTGTTTATGATGATGGTATTGTGCCTACTCTTATGAGCAGAATGGGAACTGGTGGTAATCAAGTTCCATTGATTGCTGAAGAACATACTGCTATCCCCATTCAGGGCACGATCATTGGTCGCTCAGACTCCGCTGGACCAGCAGGAAAAGGGTTTGGTGAACCAAATGACCCCTCATACACATTAGACACTGTGTCAATGCATGCTGTATGCACACCAGAATTGATCCTAAGAAGGCTTACACCTATTGAATGTGAGCGATTGATGGGATTCCCTGATGACCATACAAGATTTGCCGATAATGGTAAAGAGATTAGCAATACTAATCGTTATAAAATGATTGGTAATGCTGTTGCTGCACCAGTTGTTGAGTGGATTGCTAATGAATTAAAGAAATATTGTTACTAATCGTGATATCATATTGTTTCTAACTACGAGGATATATAAAGGAGTGTTATGGCAGATATAATTGTGAACCCAGACTGGTTAGCTGAACAGATGGGTGATAAAGCTGAAGAGTTCTTAGAGTCTATGAGAATTGTTCAAGACATTATTGAAAACCCAGATTTCTATGTTGGAGCACAGGCTTTGAAGTATGCCAATGTTCTTGCTGGGTATAGAACCATGATGATTGTTAAATCTCAAGTTTATAAGCGTAAGTCAAGTATTATGGGCGAACAAGATAAGTTTGTCAACGATATTTGGAAGACTATGTATGAGGCATTGGTTGAAAACATCAACGTGCTTAAAATAATTGGAAAAGGAAATAACTAATGAAAGCACTTAAGGCCTTAAAAGCGCCAAAAGAGGAATCAATTCCTAGAGAAGAAAGTGTTGAAAAAACATCTGCTGATCTTGAACAGGAATTAACTGAAAAAATTGATGCCTCATTTCTTGAAAGAAATGAAAAGAAGATAAAGAAAGTTGGCGGGTTCCATCCTAGTTATACAAACCAATGTGCAAGATATTGGTATTACTTGTTTAATGGTGTAGAAGTTGAGACTTCATTTAATCCTCAGACTTATCGTATCTTTGATAATGGACATAAGGTTCACGAACGTATTTATAGTTACTTGAATCATATGGGTATTCTTGTTGGAGAGGAAATTCCAGTAACTTATGATGATCCGCCCATTGAAGGCACTGCTGATGGTATAATTGACTTCTACGGGCGAAAGCTTATTGAGATAAAGTCAATCTCAATGGAAGGTTTTGAATATAGGAGAATTTATAAGAAGCCAAAAGATGATCATGTTAGGCAAGCACAAATCTATATGCGCTGCTTAGATCTACCACAAGCTTTTGTTATTTATGAAAATAAAAATAATCAACAAATTCTACCAATTTTAATTGATAGAGATGATGCTTTTATTGACAAATTATTTACGAAATACAGGAAGTTTTATAAAAACTTCACAGAGAATACGATCCCTGATCAACCATACAAAATGACATCTAAAAATTGTGGTTCATGCGATCTGTATTCTCAATGCTGGTCAGGTACGAATGGAAGCAAGAAAGAAGAGCACGAACCTTTTTAAAGAGATTTTTTGTGCTAATGATGAATGCCTTGTAAGTTTTGTCCCCAAGACTTACAACGGCATTTATTGTTCATCAGAGTGTAGAAAAGTAGTTACCAACAGGAAACTACTTGAAAAGTATTATACTGATAAATCAAATAAAACTAAGAAAAGAATTTGCATTACTGAAGATTGCTCAACAATCTTGTCAAGATATAACAAAGAAAAAATATGCGAAAGGTGTAAGACTGAAAGATACATTGCAAGACTTGTTTCATGGGGATGGGATGAAGAAAAAATTAGGAAAGAGATGTTATGACTGTTTCCTCAATGCTCTCCACCATGAAAGCGTGTCGCGTAATATCGCTAGATCCAGCATCTCACTCTTTAGCCTGGGCTGTTCTTGATATGGATAAGAATGGAATTAAGATAGTTGATTGTGGTAAGATTGATTACTCTCTTATCCCTGAGATTTCTAACAAATTTTCTAAAATTAAAAAAGAAATGCCTTTGATTTGTGACAAGTATAAGCCTGATGTAGCAGTTATTGAGCAATCTATTTTTATACAAAACTTTCAAGCAAGCCGTATTTTGTCTTATATAATTGGTTTTACATGGGGTGAGTTGGATGACTACTGTAAGATAGTTCAAGACGTTAATCCTTTAAAATGGAAGTCAGGTATCGGCTATAAAAACCTTACAAAGAAAGACACTAAAGACTTGAAGGATAAGTACGGTGAAAAAGGAATACAAAAAAGATTATCTGATGAAAGAAAACAGCGCGTCAGAACAATATTGAATAATGTGTTTCCAGACTTTGATACAACTGTTGTAGATAGTGATATTACTGATGCTATTGGCATTGGCTTGTGGTATGGAGTATCTAATGGCTTTAGAACCTTATAAAGATAAAGAATTCTTATACGAAATGTATGTTAAAAGACGAATGAACCTTACAGATATTTGTAAGTTGTTACAGAAAAATTATAATGTTGAATTAAGTCCTCAAGCATTATATAACTGGGTTAAGAAATATGACTTACTTAAGTACCGGGGTAAAGGCCGTAATCTTAAAAATACGTCTAATCGTCGACCTAAGTCTCCGATGCAAGAGTTAGTTGAAAGAAAGAGAAGAGAAATGCAGAAAGCAAATGCTTTAAAAAAGAAAGGTAAATTACGATGAAAAAAAATATGATAACGATGGTTGCTCTTGAGAAAGGTGTGAGCAATGCCTGAACTAAATGCCAATATTCCCCCTATTGAGTGTTATGTTCGTGGTAACTATTTACGCGACCAGCGTGACAGCCATGATCTTAAGTTCCCATGTATGATATTTGGAGTAACTTCAATACAGGGAAGAAGTCCGCTATTTCATTTTCTTATGGAAGATGGTGGAGTGTGGTGGCGTATGCCAATTTCCGCTTTTTGTTCTAAAGAAGATTCGCCAGAAATTGATATTCACGATCTTGTTCTTTGGAATTCTTTTTCTCACCATGTTTCTGTTACTGAATTTCAGGCTATGCGAAATATGCGTATGACTTATGTTGCCCGTACTGGAGAGTTTGTTAATGGTAAATATTTGTTTACACTTGATTGGCACTCACCTGATGATAATGTAATCAATGGCGGTTTTTCAGTAAATCCGGGTCAACATAAGTGTGGTCATGTGATTGAAAGAGATGATGGTAATTTTGCTATACAGCCAAATAACAGAGTGCGTTTATTTGACCCATCGTTTACGACTAAAACTGGCACTCTTATTGAGCGTTTTATAAATACAAAGTTATGGGATGTAGAAAATGCTCACAAGTGGGTTACTTCTGACGATGACCGATACGAATATGAGATTAAAAAAGTAGATGAAGACAAAGGTAAATTACGATGAGAAGAAATGTTAGTATTAAAGACATTACAACTTTTGCTCACCTAGATATGATCTATAATCAAATCAGGGTTCTAGAAGCAAAGCAGAATGCTACTGAATCCAAATGTCTTGGCTCTGGTGGTTGCTGCAAGATTGGCTTAACAATTCCAATGATGGAATGCGCCAGTATTGCCTTTCATATTCGTCAAGAATATTATTTAAAAATGGAAAACTCTGGCGAAGATGAAGCAGATAAGTGGATTATGTCTGTCATAGATGCGTTAAAAGATGCGATGCATGATGAGACTTATAAGCCTGGTGGTGAAACTAAAAGACATTGTGCTTTCTATAAAGGTGGTTGTACCATCTATGGGTTTAGACCATTGGTTTGTAGATCGTTTGGTACAATAACTAACGTTGATGACTATTGCCCAAGAATTAGAAACGAAAATGGGTCTCTTGATCATTACGGTGGTCCAGCAGTAAAAAGAATTGTTGAAGACTACCAGAGTTTATTAAAGCAGTATGCTTCTGATAAAGATCAGAATTACAACCTGACAGTATATATGCCTTTAGGTGTCCTTAGCTTTTTGCTTACAGATGAAGAACTAATGGAGTTAAGAGACTCAACCGATGATAAATTCTGGAATGGCATCATTGGCTGGTTTAACTACAGAGTTGAATTCACTAAAAATCATGGATACCCTCTGGATGTTTTAGAAAAAGAATCAAAGGATTCTAAAATACCTATTGCATTTTCTATTGAAAAATAGTTTTTATTGAAATATTAGTCAGGAAAGGGGGTATAATGTCAATAGAGATTGAAAAAGTAGAAGAATCAGATATTTTAATTTCTGATTTAGGTTCTATTAAACTTTATAAGGTTGTTGAAAATAAAGATGATTTACTGGAGAAAATTAGCGAGCAATCTAGCTGACGGTTATACGTATGCATCTGACAATATATCCTCAAGACTAAAAGACGTAAAAGTCGTTGGTCTTGAGGATATTTGTGTTTCTGATCATAATGTTAAAAGTATATCTGTAAATATTAATTCTGGTATACAGTTCATACCAGAACCTGACCGCTCTTCAATTCTAATAAACAACTGTTTACCATGCGATTATAGTTATAATGGCGATTACGTTGTTGGTTTTACTTATTGGGAAACAACTATGCTGCCACCTGAATGGGTAGTTGAAATGAATAAATGTGATGAAATATGGACAACATCAGCCTGGGCTAAGAATTGTTTTATAAATAGCGGGGTTGTAGTGCCAGTGTTTGCTTTTGATCTTGGCGTTGACACTGATATTTTTTATCCAAATCATAAGAAAAATAATAACGACTTCACGTTCTTGCATATTGGTAGCCCATCTACTAGGAAGAATACTCAACTTGTCGTAGACGCATTTTTAAAATTGTTTAAAAATGATGATAGATACAAATTAATTTTAAAAAGCAGAGGAACTCCTGATGCTAGATACTTTGTTAATGGTGATAACGTTTTAGGCAAGAATGAGCAAATTAAAGTAATAGAAGATTACTTAAGTGAAGAAGATTTGGCTGATTTAATAAACTCGGTTGATTGCTTTGTATATCCAACAAAGGGCGAAGGTTGGGGCATGTCTCCTTTTCAATCTATTGCTTGTGGTATTCCTACCATTTGTACTAATGAAACGGCCTGTACTGAATTTGCACACCTCTCAGTGCCATTGAGCGCCCCTCTGACATCATCTGGCCAATTTGGTATTTATTGTAATGGTGAATGGGCAGACCCAAAAATTGATGATTTATGTGATAAAATGATGTATGTAGTTAATAACTATGATGAAGTTTTAAATAAGACTATGGATTCATCTATCTTCTTAAGAGATAATTATTCATGGGATTCTGTGGTCTCTGGCTATAGAAAAAGGATTTTGAAGATACAAGATGTCTGAAATAGAAAAAGCCAATAAAGATATTGTAGCGGAACTAAAAGATATTGAAGATGCTGGTGTTTTACATATCAAGGGCTATTCATATAATGAAATAGGTTCCTTGCTGAGTGTCAGCACACCTAAGGCTAAAGAGTACGTTGAACAATACAAGAATGTCCTGCAAAGGCGAGCGGATTCTGACCCATATTTTCTAGAAAAAATTCAGTTTAATACAATCAAAGCACTACAGGAATTTGACCAATTAAGTAAGGAAGCGTGGGAGACTGTCTCAATCGCAACTGATCATGGAATGGTTGCTGTAAGAATTCAGGCTTTGAAATTGGCTGCCGATATTGCTGTTAAAAAAGCTAACTTGCATAAGTTAATGACTGGGACAAATTCTACTGATAGTGACTACATTGCCCGGATGCAAAAAGCAGAGAGTGTCAACCAAATTTTATCAAAAATTTTAAGAGATGTTATCTCACAATACCCAGATGTTGCAGAGCAAGTTAGAAGCGAATTGTCTTTGGCTTTTGAGATAATGAATGGTGATGTTGCTGACGCTTCAGATCCAGAAACATATGTTGCTCCAGATATTCAAGACGCAGAAGTCATTGAGGAATAGAATTATTTATATTCAATATTCTAAAAAACATTTGAATAGGCTTCAAAATGAAGCTCTAATAAAGGTAGGTAAAAGTGTTTTCAACTAAAGGTGGTTTAATATGTCCGACTTTCTAGGAATGAATTTGGAATTCAAAGACTTTGATAGATTGTTAAGACAAGAAGAACTTAGCATGGAACCAGTATCAATTGAGGTATTTGTTCAAGATAAAAAATATCTTGGTCTTCCACCATTGTCTCCTATTCAGTTGGAAATTGTACGTCATTCTACACAAATTTTGAAGAAGCATACGCTGCAAAAATTGATGGGCGAAAAAGAAGGCGAAGAATGGTATACGAAGTATACGGATAATGAAGTTATTTGTATGTTAGGTAAAGGGTCAGGGAAAGACCACTGTGCAAGAATCTCTATTGCGTATACGGCATATATTCTTCATTGCTTAAGAGATCCTCTTGGCTATTATGGCAAGGCAAATGGTGTTTATATTGACTTGCTTAACCTAGCTGTTAACGCGCAACAAGCTCAAAGAGTTTTCTTTGAGCCTTTGAAAAACTTATTGTTGTCATCACCATTCTTTAATGA